CTTGTGGCACGCCGTTGACGACCAGAGTGGACAATTCCGCATACGGGGCGGTTGCCTCCAGTCCGTATAACGAGAACAAACCGTTATTCTTCCCGATACCCGGAATGCCGATAAAGGCATAAGGATTTCGGGCATCCGTTATCAGGCAGTCACTGCCGCCACAACGCTGGATAGCCGTGTTCAGCGTCGCATTGATGCGGATGGCGTCATACGATGTGAGGATAACAATCTTATCCGAACCCAGCGCATTCAGGGCTGTGGCAAGCGTATTACAATTCGTGTCGCTACCGTACACGTCATAATTGACAGTCGAATTGACTACCAGCGTATCACGCGCAATCACCGTTAAGGTAAGTCCCCTCGAACTCGATTCATGAATGACCTTTCCGTTTACGGCGACCTTCCGGGAAGCTGAATGATTCAACCCCGTTCCACGAATGTACAGTTTTCCGCTATTGGCGGCATTCACGGCGGCATTCGTCCACAAAAGGGATACTGCTGACGAGAAAGTCACATTTCCGGCAGCATCCCAGACAATATTGCTTCCGGCAATAGCCCCCGCACCGGTCGCATCCAACCTCCATTTCAATCCTCTCAGACCGGCCGAGCCGATTGTAACGGAACCGGATGCCGAAGTATAACCGCCCGAGGTGTTGTTCTTGGTCCCCCGGTAAATAGAATCTGCGTCCAGAGTCCAGCCGCCGACTTTTCCCCTGACAACATTCAGTGTAAGCGCTTCGATGTTCCCGGCCGTTATCAACGAAGCCTTCAAGGCGTTTACATCTATCCGGGCAGCACTGATTGTTCCTGCCGTAATCTGTGAAGCGTTGATTCGCACGGCATTCACCGTATTTGCCGACAAAGTGCCGGTGAAAATACCCGTCGAACCGATATAAGTCAGTTTCGTTGCCCAACCTTCCGCATTGGCCTTATTGGTGATGGCATCCGCTACACTCCGGGCATCCGTCCCCGCCTTTTTGGCGTCTGCAACTTCTTTCTCCACATCGGCAGCACATCGGACCCAGGAACCTTTCGTGCCCAATTGTAAAGAAACATTCTTTACATGCGCTATACCCTCGGAACCGGAATAGCCATAGATATAAAATGATACCGGTTTACTTAAATCAATATCTGCATCCAGCATAAATGTATAGGAAACCCTTTGCCATTTATTCAGTGACGGGCAGGTCAGGGAATAGGAGCCACTGCTGAAACCGGCACTGGTTTTGCCTTTCTTCGTGCTGTACACGCCACCGTGAATCGTCATCCCGGCGGTATCGACCATCAGGTCGGCAGAGAAGGTGTACCGGCAACCCGGCATTAACTTTTCCTTCTGATAAATGCCGGAAGCGATTCCCAGCCAACGCTTCGAATGCCCGACAGTCGAATTTTTGTTGACCAACTCCAATACGGGAAAGCCGAACTTGGATATATTGAGGTGGGCATGATAGCCCCGGGTCGCGTCAGTCACACCGGAGTTATATCCCGCCCCCCAGTTGGTGATGACATAAGTACCGTTCAGGGCATTGTCCCAACCGATGTTGTTGTTCGTTGTGTAAAACCGGAAATCACCGTTCTGCAACAAATTATCACTGCCGACCTGAAGCTCGCCGATTTGGTTGTTTATCTGGGTGGTTGCCGCTGAAATGGCGGCGTTCTTGGCGGCATCGGCTTTGGTTTGTGCGGTAGCGGCAGCGCTGTTGATAGCTTCCGTTTTAGCTTGGCTGATTGCATTCACCCAGTTCAGCGATACGGAAGAACCGAACTCTACCTTACCCGTCGATACATTATATTTTATGTATTCATTCCCGTTTCCCAACTGTACATTCCCCGCCGCATCCAGCGTAAACGTCTTTTTCCCGTCACTGAAACCGTAAATGCCGTTGACGGTTTCTTTTGAAATAACGCCCGAAGCATTCCGGGTACTAAGCGAAAACCGGCCGATGGCGATTCCGGTAATGGTCCCGTTGCTGTTTTTGGTCCCGGCAAAAATCTTGGGAGTAATGACGCTTTGTCCGTCAATCACAGTTTTGCTGCTGTTCCAATCCGATACCCAGTCCAGCAAACTTGCATCTACACCCGGCGTGCCCGGTGTGCCGGACTTAACTTTGTACCAACCGAATGAAACCGTAAAGGTCTGCCCGTTTACCGTTACTGGAATAGAAACAGTACCGGTATCTGCCAAGGTCGTATTTCCGCTGCTTACCGTATAGGAAATGGTTTTTGTGTTCTGATTGACGGTTATCGAAGTAAAACCGGCAGGCTTCGTAATAGCCCCGATGGTAAAGCCGGTGACGGGAGTGTCCCCGCAACGTACCGAAATCACCGAATTAAGCGAAAGCGAACTCAATACTTTTCCCGTATGGTCACACGCAATCGCCGCTTTATCGACACTCTGGTAAACGGAATACGTGTCGGTGGCGACACGTATGGTAATTTGTCCTCTCGCAAGCAACGCCATTACTTACTGATTTCTACGGTGAAGGTGGCTGCAACCGACACCTCGGCACGGGTAACGGTCAGGGAACGCCCGGTTTTCGTACCGGAAGTACCCCAGGCCGTGTCCTGTACGCCCAGCTTGTTGAATTTGCGCCAGGTGCAGGTAGCGCCGGTAAAAAAGGAATCGGGAAGCAATACGCCGTTTTGCCAGCAATTGACGGTCAAAGTGGTCGAGGTCAGACCCGAGGTCAGTGTGGTGCCTGCCGGGGCGGTAATTTCCACCTGGTAAGGGTCGCTCATGTCCGCAAAAGAAATTACGTCACTCACGCTGGTATTGTAAGTACCGCTGGCTGTGTCTGTGTCCTTGATGGAACACTTGAAACTCTCGAAATTAAGCACGGCCGATTCAGGTATGGTTATCTCATTGGTGGTATAACCGGTGATACCTCCCGCATTGGCGGATGTGATTTCTGTCCAAGTCCCGCTACCTAACTTATACCATTTGTATGTGACATTTGTATTGTCGATAACCGAACCCCGCCACATGTCGCAACGGGCTTTCAGGCTGGCGGAAGCGCCGTTCTTGAATACGGTTCCGTTGGGTGCATAGGCAATGGCGCAAATCAACTGCCCGGCATTGGTGGTTTTGGTATAGGTGATGGATGCCTTGGCTTTCGTTTCCGCACCCGTATCCGGATCAACGTAAATAACCTCGCATTCCACTTGTAGCTGATTTACGGCGGTCATGTTGTTTTTGATAGTCAGGGCGTAGGGAGAAGCGGTTGCTGCCGTGGCGCCATAAGTGGATAGAGTGGTCGAACCGTTGATTTTCCATACAGGGGTTCCTTTTAGCCGGGATACCTGATTGGTGCCCACGCCGGTCACATACACTTCCGGGGTAATCACCAAATAAGGGGATGCCGACCACGAAGGTACGTAACTGCTGTTCTCCTTGTTGAATATCTGGGTGGTCGCAACATTGCTGCCTAAATACAGATTGATGGATTTGCCATCATTCAAATCTACAATTGTAATTTGTCCTCTTGAAATAACTGCCATATTCTTATGTATTAATTGTAACTTCACACGTAAAAGTGGCGCGTCGGTCAACATCCTCATCCGAGACTGCTAAACGGCGCCCTATACCCGCATGGAGTTCGTTCCACACCGTATCGCCGTCAGGATTTGCCGACGTCCTCTTCCAATGGAATAGGTTATCGGGGATGGTTTCGGTTATTTCTTCCGAACCTTTATATACATAAGCAGTCAGGACAGTGGCAATTTCCCCGTTGATAAAATGATTTCCGTTATCCGTCAGGATTTCTACGGTATAAGCGGAGGTTTGAGATAAAATATTCTCTTTGGTTTCTTCATCCATCTCCCCCCAACGGATAGTGATGTCTTTCAATACAATATCCTTGTCCGTCCAGCTAAACTTGCCCCCGGCGAAGTGTCCCGTACCGTCCGGCAGAATGACGAAAGAGCCGTCCCGGGAACAAATCGAACCGTCCTCATTCAGGCGCAACAAGGGGTTTTGAATCGTTCCGCCAATTCCACCCTTACAGAACCAGGCGCCATAATCCTCCGTGTATGACAGCTTGCCATCCGTAGGTTGATATTGTGAAATACGTTCGCCGCTTTCCATTTGTGGAGCAGTCAGCAGGATACCGGTAAGAGTGCTTTTCAGTCCGATAGTAAAGGTTGAACGCTCCGATGCCTCAACCGTAAATGGCACTTTGTATCGCCGCCATTCTCCGGCTGTTTCCGTTTCAACTTCCCGGATAAAATGCTCGTCCTGATAAAAAGAGAGAATCCCGGCATCCGACTTTATCCAAACAGAAAAGTTGTATTTTTGTCCTATATGTTCCCGTCGCCATTCAATGTCTTGTACAATAAGCTCTGTATCTCCATCCACCCGGACAACCCGGCCGATACCTGCCGGACTGTTTTCCTCAACGGCTACGCCACCCGAAAAACAGCAACCGACAGAATCGGGAATCACGTTTTTGTGAATTTTTCCCACATAGAACGTGGAGGCGAAGCCCGATTCATCCCCGGCTGTCAAAGTGCCCGCAATATTCACGTTGCGGGTAGCATAGAGGCTTTGAAAGTAAGCGCCGTAACCGTCCAGTATGCCGAATACCGGGTCAATGATACCGCTAATCTTCCCGACACGGGCTTTCGTAGAATTGGAAAAAGTGGCAATACTGGATAGCCGGACAATGTTCAAATCCGAAATCTCACACCAGTCTTCACCGGATAGGACGGGAGAGATAGTAAGCCGCCGGGCATATTGGGGCGGATAATCCACCGTTATCAAAGTCAGCTTGTATTCCCAATCCGTCGAAACCTCCACCGTATCCGTTCCGTCCGTTTCTCCGCCATCCGAATATCCGAAGGAAAGAGGCACATCCTGAATGAAACGGGATGCCCGAATACGGTAAGAAATAATCACCCGTTCGGGGTAACTGACCCGACCGGTAATTGGGAACTCAAATACCTCTTCGGCACAGATACGCCGGTTCTTCTCCATCCGGTAGAGCGAATGTTCAGTCGCCATCCCGTCAATGACATCCAGATAAGGCGAAGCTGCGTCCGAAGCCGTCAGGTATAAGGCGCCCCCTCGCTCCGGATTGAAAAGGTTGGTCATCCGCACGAAATCCAGCAATTCCCCGTTTTGAGGAGCATCGCCCTCTACAAGCGCTCCGGTAAAATAGGAAGATTCTTTTCCCCCGATTACATCCGTACCGCTTTCCAGGACAATCATCAGGGAATAAATCAGATTGTTCCCGTCCCGGTATTGCCTGCGCACCACATCACCCGCCTGTAACCCTTGGGTCTTATGCGAATCTGGCGCAATAATGATTTTATATGTAGGATAATTATATTTCGACATGCTTAACTGATTCTTTCCACCAGGTCGCCACTGCACGAATCACTGACCCAAAGGGAGCCGTTGGTTGCCGTAATTTTCTGCACTTCCAGCTCATAAATACGCATCTTCTTGCGGACAGTCAGCTCGTCAAAAGTGGCGGAAATATTACCGGTTGTCTGATTTTTCAGTATCGCCCAGCCATAACCGGCAAAGCCCGAAGAAAAACGTTCCGAACCGACACTGCCCGTGAAATAGGCATTTCCGAAATGCTTGATTCCGTCGCTGGCAGACAACAGGTAATGTTCGCTGGTGAAGAATAGGTGTTTGTCCGTCAATCGGGTGAACGAGCCGTCGATACCGACCGACTTTTTTGCCTCTATCGCCTGGGAGAAAGTAATAAAGTCACAGTTCGTCTGGAGGTAAACTGAACGTGAACCGCTGTCCGGCAGCCGGTAAACCGAAGTCGAATCCCGGAAACCGAAGGCTGCATTGTCGTTCACGCTGCATAAGAAAAGCTGTCGGCCATCACCGGAAAGGAATATGCCTTGCCTACTTCCGAACCGCATTTTCTTATGAATGACAAGACCTTCGTCCGCATCATTTTCCCGGTAAGTGGAAAGCAGGTCTGCACCGTAATTATGGGCTACCCGTAAGGAATCGGGAAAATAGGCAGCTCCGTACTTGCTGATTAATATATTATCCCCGTCTATATCGGTCAATCCGGAAAAAAGCCGTATCTGCTGCGTGTTCTCACTGCCCAGTAGCAAATGCCCGTAGTCACAGGCCAGCCGGACATTCGTTTCATTAACCCGGTACAACACGGGAACAGTTCCGATTTTTACACCATATCCCACGCCAATGGAAAGAAAACCGTTCAAACGGGCTTCCTCTTTGAAAAGCGTAATGACTTCCTTACCGCCGGTACCCAGCTTGACGCCATGTAAAGCCGACAATTCCCCCGATAAGGTGACTGCACCCACCACTTGTAGCTTTCCGGCAACAGTACCGTCTTGCATGGCCCAGTTGACAGTCGGAAGGTTGGCATTACCGGCATGGTACACTTCCTTGCCTTTTATACAAATAGTTTCGGACGAAATAGCTACCCCTTTGGCTTTGTTTTCCCCGAACACCATTTCACCCAGGCTGCACAAACCGGAATGGCCGAATGAAACAACCGGGTGCTCAATAGTTACCACGCCGTCCCCGGCTGTATAACGGATAAACTGCCGACCGCCGATAAATAAGTTACTTCCGCCAATACGAATATCACCGTACACCTGCAACCCATATACGGGAGTTACCCCGTCATCGGCGACCTCTTCGTAAGTGCCCAGAAGCCGGGTATTGCCGGCTCCCGCTTCAAAACCGTAATTCGCACGCAACGCTCCCCGCATGTCGCCACCCGTCTTTTTCAGGTAGTCCAGCAATATCCCGCCTCCGCTTTCACCGCCTTCTCCGGCAACGGCACCTGCTATGGCAGAAGCAAAGTTATAAGCCGTGTTACGCAAACGGATGGATGTGTCATCGCCCTCTTCTATGCCGTAGGGATTCTCTTCGCTCTTCTTATCCTGGGCATTAAAAAAATTGTGATACAACTCCGAATAGATGGAATAACACAAACTTCCCGGGTCCAACTCGCCGATGTCAGGCAATAGAATGACGCTCATTTCGTATAGGCGGTTTTAGAAAGGAATTTCTGAATCTTGGAAGCCAAGGAGGGAAAATTTGGAGAGTTCACGGCCGGCATGGTTCCCATTAAGGTTGGGGTCATGATTTTGCTGCATTCCGTAATAAAATCCAGCATCAACTGGGCCAATTCGTTTCCAAGCACCAACGGTTCGCTGGCATCTTCACTGCCGATAGTCACTTTCTTATCCGTTACCACGATGGAAGTGCCGTTCACATGCTGTTCCAGCTTGTCAGGGGTCTGGTTAAACTCCGATTTATCAATTTTCTGTGTAATGTTTTCCGCATTAACTGTGATTTCTGCTTGCTTGTCGTTCTTGTTCTTGACAAGGGTTTGAATAGCTTCAGCGGTATATCGGGTGGAGCTTTCATTGCCGGTTTTTTCCAACCGGTCATAATCGGGGGAATCATTGCTTTCTGCATCTAGCTCTTCGGTTTCCGACACACCGATTACGCTCTCTGTATGGGAGAGAATCTGTATAAAATCGGCATGGGAGAAATTGACCACATAAGCATACTTGGTAGCGGCATCGGTAACAATGGTCACATCTGAAAATAAGGTCGGGACAATCAGAAATCCACCGGAATTGTCTTGCAATCCCGATAGCAATACCCCTTTGTGAATGACAGGCTCCGAACTGGCAGTTTCATCCGGAAATTCCCCCACGTCGATAGTGCCCAGGTATTCGTCATCCTCATTGTTTATCTTCGCCACATAACCGTGAATCAAACGGGCAGTTCCCACACCCCCCGTACCGCAATGCGACATATCCACCCGGTCGATACTCCGCCCCAAAGCAATCTTCCGGATCGCTTCCCGAATCATCCGCTGGCTGTTCTTCGTTTCCATACTTCTTCTTTTAACAGAAGAATAGTCCAATTACAGCCCGGAGGTTGAATACATTTAAAGAAGAAAAAAAATACCGCAATGTGAAAACACTGCGGTAGAAAGTCTAACTGGGACTTTGGTATTTATTTCCGTTTCTCCAAATAACTGCAAAATTCATCCAAAGAGCGTTGCAGCACATCTTTCGGTATCAATTGTCGTTTATACTCAGCTATCATCGTAGGACTTAAACTACGGCTGAGAGCATACTCAACCACTTGCCGTTTCGCACTCTCACACAACAATATTCCGATGCTCGGGTTCTCATTGCTCCGTTTGACATCCCGATCCAACGCTTCCAGATAAAATTCCAACTGTCCCATGTAAGAGGGTTTGAATGGAGTTGACTTGAGTTCCAGACAAACCAGACATTGCAAACCTCTGTGAAAAAAGAGCAAATCGATCTTATAAATTTCTCCGTCCACCTCCAAAGGGTACTGGCTACCCATATAAAGGAAGTCCTTTCCGAGCTCCAGAATAAACTCTTTCATGTGCTCTAAAATTCCCTTTTGAAGCTGCTTCTCCGTATGCTTAGCCGGTAATCCCAGAAAATCCAGTATAGCCCGGTCTTTAAAATCATAACTGTTATTCGGGTATATCTGTTTAAAACCAACAGACTGACTGTGTGGACTGGATAAAATAGTCGTATAGGCATCCTTGGCGATGGCATTGCCGAGTTCCTTTACATTCAGCCGTTCCTTATTGGCATAAAGCATATAAAAAATCCGTTCCGGAAACGTGCGGCACGAAGCAAGAATTTCAATATGGCTCGTCCAGTTCACCAACGTCAGAATCCGGGGCATTGGTTCTGCTTTTTGTAATTGTACCATTTCTGATGATACAAATATATTCTCCTCATTACCAGAAGAATGTAATTGTATCATTTTTGATGATACAATTTTCTCATCTTCTTTATCGGTTATTTGGAATGGTGTCATTTCCGATGACACAATTGATTCCACAAATGGAAGAGTCGCTATTTGCTCTGCAAATTCAACACTGGAATAAGCCTCATAAAAATTCACCATCCGGTAGATATTCATCCGGCTAAAACCTTTCATGGCAGGGTCACTACGACGTAAATATTCCGATAACTGTGTCACCACCTTGCTGCCCCATTCCGAACTTTTTAATCGGTCAGAAACGTAATGACCCACTTCCCAACTTAATAGCAAACTTTCCTCATTGACATTCTGCAAAGCACGAGTACGGTGGTAAATGATGATTTTCTGCACCGTACCGAACTGCGCTTCCAGGCTTTCCTGTATATGTTTTTCAGCCATAAATAAACGATATGATATTGTTTATAAATCAATTAAACGCACAAATTTATAAATCAAGCTGTATATACAACTAATTTATTGTCTCACAAATACTTTGCTAAGGTACGAATAAGTTTAAAAAAAATGGGAATGCTCCGGGAATTATCGCTTCATTCCTTAACTTAATGGCTTCACCTTATACGGTATCGTCACCTTCTGCCGATACCCCTGCACCCCGAAAGTCGTCGTCACCTCTTCTGTGATATAGACTCCATTCTTGGACGGGTTCCGGTCATCAACCAATTCCACTTGCACCGCCGTATTCAATGCCAAATCTCCGAACAAAGTAATACTGCCCGTGATACCGTTCAAATTATAATGCTTAAAATACTCAATCGTTTCTTCTACCAGCTTATCCGAATTAATCTTCATGTTCGGCGACATATACGGCACAATGGTATAAGTACTTAAATCCACCTTCGTTTTGGTTTGGGCGCCCTCTGCAGTAGTGTTTCCCGTCACCTTATGCGTCTTCTTGCTGATTTGGGTGGCATTGACGGTTTGAAACTCCTTGCTGCCTGCTACCGTCGGATCATAATCGGGATTCAGGCGCACGGTTACTTCGAAAAACTTTTCATCCGCTCCCAATGCCTTACCCGTCACAGCTAAAAACTTCGGGTCGGTCTTCACCACCTTCAAGCCGTCCTGCGCCACATGGTAATTGAAAGAAATCCGGAAAGGCTTCGCTTCACTGTCCCTGGGAAAAACAGGCTGACTCTTGGAGGAAGAATAAGGGCGACCGATAGCGATGGCAGGCATATTGTCCGGTGAATTTTCATCATATTTCAAAAAACAATACACCTTGTATTTACTCCATTCCGACAACACATCGGCGACTGTGAAATTATCCGTAATCTTCACCTTACCGATTTGTATGTCGAACCGCTTGGTTTCCGAATGAATCACAAACCCCGTATCTTTCAGTAACCCGTACTTTTCACCCAGCACATCATTCACACTGGTCGAAGACGGAGTTTCAATCTTCGGGGCCTGTTTCAATTTCAGCTTATACGCCATATTCTCGCAATGAATCTCAAACTTGGAAGCCGAGTTGTAAGCAGAGATATACCCTTCGAACATCGTTTTCAGCAAACCGTTATATCCGAGCTCGATTTTTACCCGTTGTCCCACTTTGAAGCTCGCTTCATTCATGGCCAGTTGCGTACTTCGCTTCTCGATAACCACACCGTCCTGCATAATCTCTGTCGTAACCCGACCGGCATCCTTTCCTTCAATAGTAGCGTTGCCGATAACCGTACTCTGGAAAACAGTCCCCTTGGGGAAAACAACTTTTGCCGTACCGATGAGTTTTTTATAAGATTCGTTTATTTCGACTTCTTCCACCTCCGTCAGCACAATCGGGGACTGGATCACCATCGGATTGTCGGGGTCGGCATCCCCGATAGTGATACGGCAAGACAATACATCCAACATTCCTATAACCATAACTTAGATACTTTTAAAAGTGAAGCCGGATCGATAGCCTCAGCTCCCAGCCGGGCATATTTTATCCACTTGTTAGAATGCTTGATGGCAACATCCACCTCTTCCTCGGCAGCCAATTTCAATTGCACGCTTTCGGACGGTTCCACGGCAACACACGAAAGCGTATATGGCTGCACATTCCGGCAGTCCGTAGCCAAAAGCGAATAACTCAATACAATCAGCTTGTCGATATGGAACTGCCGCAAAATCGTATTGTCGCAATCGAGCACTCCCTTGAATTGCATCAGTTTCAGAAACTTCGATACCTCCGCTTCGGGATAAACATCGGCATACTTGCTCGTGATTTTTCCGTTAATGGAAATTTCCAAATCCCCGCCGGAAATATATTCCTTTCGGGTATAATCCCGCCCTTGCACCTGGGTCATTACAATATTGTTTTTGCTGTTTACCTGCACCATAGGCTGCAAATCCACAAAAGTCACCAGCCCGTAATGGCTGTTCCTTTCCACCTTACCGCTCTTTGTGTCGAAATAATTGCCTTCCTCCGCAATAGCCAGTTCCAGATAATCCTGTACCACACGGCCCACAATGGAATCAGCATAATTCTTTTTTCGGGCAACGGCCTGTTGCTCACTGATGAGCTGGTAATATTGCCCCGTCTTGTTGGCAATGCTGGTCTGCGACTTCGTTTGAAGATACTTGTCCCGCTCTTTCTGTTCCCAATATTGCAGGAAACGGGGATAAGAGCGCAACGCACCGTATGCCAATTGCGAAGCTGTCTGTATAACGGCACGCTTCAGTATCTCTTTGTCTTTTGAAAAATAGTGTACCGAACCGTCCCGGAACTCGGCAAGCCCCATACCTAAACCACGCCGGGCAGCGTCGCTGATGTAACTACCCAACGAACCGCTGCCGATGATTCCCCCGCTCAGGAGAACCGATTTGCCTATATTCAATAATCTGCTCATATTCTTTTACTGATTAACCGTTCCAACTCGCATCAAAATCATGTACCACATCGATCAACAACTGGCTCAGTTGCTCTTTCAGATTCTGCACCTCTTCTTGCTGTCCGTCTTTGTTCTTTAACAGGTTGATAGCTTCCACGCTCAATAAATTCGTAATATTCACAATGACTTGCTTGGGAGCTGCGGACGACAACTTGCCCGTACCCGAATAATTTCCACCCGCCATACCGTCATCGGCTCCCGAACGATAGCTGAAGTCGTTGGCGTTAAAAGGTTGGGTATCCGCTTCGTCCGGCTCATTGGAAGTAAGGGAAGAGGTAAAGCCCGCTTTTCGCATGATGTTTTCAGCTATCTCTGCCGAACCGCCCCAGGTCTGGCGAAGGGAAGAGGTGAAATTGACCACGGCGTTATGCACCTCTTGATAGCCCGCCAGGGCATCCTCCCGTTCCTTATCCGTAGCATTCTTCCCCAAAGCCTTTTGCACCCAGTTCCCGTCTTTATCCTGATAGAACCCTTTATCTGTCAAAAGTTTAAAATCAAATCCTCCCGCCCGTAATGCACTTTGTGCGGCGACTGGGGACGACATGATTCGCCGGTATTCGGTGGCTATCCTTGAAATTTCCGGAACAATTTCCGTATTCATATACAAGGCATAATCATACAGTTTATAAGCATCCGCTTCTTTCATTTCGCCGACACCTTTCTTGTAGATTATCTTACCGTTCCGGTCTTTGGACCAGAGTGTTTCGTCCAGTTTCCTTTCATCCTGTCCGAAGTTGCTCCGGATATTCCGGATAAACGCCCCGATTTCAACATCGGTACGGGCCTTTCCCAATGCCGCATAAGCGGAGTTGATACGCCCCTGGCTGTCTTTCATCGCAAGGGTTCGGATCGCATTCCGGGTATCGTCTTGCCGGGCATCGGAGAAATTGTAATAATCCGAATATTGCATACCGCCATAACGACTTGAACCCGCAGCACCGAAAGAAGAGAGAAAAGCCGTCCACCAGTTACCCGTAAACGCCCCGATTTTCTGACCGGAACTTTCTTCAATGGTTTTTCCCGCCGTCAGCTCCTCTACGGCCTTTTTGGCATTCATCGCCTGCTTGTAAGTCTCCGTTAAAGACGTGTTCAGGGCATCTATGGAGGGATAACGGTATTTCCGGTTCGCCTCTATTTCCTCCAACACGGCGTCCTTCGCTTCCTTGATTTTCCAGGTCTTGTAAGCAACCCAACCCAAAGCGCCTATCAATCCGGCTATCCCGGCAGTAGCGGCAACAGCAGTACTGCCAAGCGCCCCGATGGAGGCTCCGGCGCCAATCAACCCGTTGCCGGTTGCCACCTGCGTGGAGAACAAACCCAAAGCGCCACGGGACACCATACCGCCCATGCCGGTAGATAGCAATGCCTGCCGCATAGCTCCTTTGCCTGTAACCCCGGCAGCACTCAATGCTGAAACAATAGCACGCTTGCCGGCAAATGACATGCCCTTGCCGCCACCTACCAAACCGCCGACCATCTGAATAACGGAACCCGCTGCCGACTGCTTACCGATAAATCCTAAAGCAATACCGATATTGGTGAGCGCTCCGGCCAGCTTAAACAACTTTGTGGCTACAAAGCCTGAGAAAAGAAGGGGTTCAATCCAGTGGAAATTACGGGTCATCCAAGTAGCTACATTCCCTAAAAGAGAAAGTATGTTCAGGATAGACTGACCGATAGAGGTCAATCCCCTGGCAAATTCGGGAGCGTTGAATTTGGCCAGGAAATCCCGCAACATGGATTTGATAACCGGTTCCAGCACTTCATACCCCTGCATAAAACTTTCTGTGAGCTGGGAAGTTACCTGCGCCCACAATCCTTTCGTATTGTCCTGTTTCACCTTTGCCAGTTCACCGGAAATGCCATGCGAGCCCCGGTTCTGCACGGTAAGGGTACGCAACTGGTCGTAATTGCGCACAAACATCATCGCGGCATTACCCCCGATCTTGCCAAAAATAGCCTGCATATCACCGACGGTCGCCCCTTTCTTGTTCAGGTCTTCAAAGATTTCAGCCAAAGGACGCAGCTTCTCCACCTGTTTTCCGTAAATGTCCCGGTATTCGGTGAATTTTACGCCCAAACGGTCCAATACCTTTTGCGATTCCCGGGTGGGTTTGGCAAAACGGGTAGCCATGGCACGGAGCGAAGTTCCCGCCATCGTTCCTTTGACACCCATATTCCCCAATATACCGATAGCGGCGGCACTCTCACTGAACTCGATACCCGCCATCCGCATATACCCGGCTGCCATTTTGTAACTCTCTGCCATTTCAATGACATTCACATTCGACCGGGAAATCGTCGAGGCGAGAATATCGGCAACGGAACCCATACTGGTGTTCTTAATATCGTACCCCGTCTGAATATTGGTCGCCAAATCCGCAATCTGCGATACGTCGTTATCTCCGATAAGCGCCAGATTCACGATTGGGCGGATGGATTCGTTAATCGTATCGATGCCCATACCAGCCATACTGAGGTATTTTACGGCTCCCGCAACCTCAACCGCCGTAAACTTCGTTTCCACACCGATTTTCCGGACATACAAAGCCATTTTGGTAAACCGGTTCTCAAAAGTGGTCAGGTCGTTATCTGCTACACGAAGAATACTCTGGGCGGAAGTCATAATATTACTGTACTCCAAGGCTTTGGTTAGTTCGGATTTTAAAAATCCGTACATCGCATAACCGTTGAGCATGTACATCATCGGCAAATTGCGGATGGAGGGAGTACGCACGTATTGCAGGCGGTTGATAGCCGCACGCTGTTTGTTAGTCTGCCCGGTGGCAAGGGCACGGCGTTGTCGCTGTACGGCAGCCACGGCACGGGCGGCAGCCTGTTGTTCCAGACGGGTTTTCTCCCGGAGCGCCCGTTCTTCATCCGCCTTGGCCTTGCGTTGTCTTGCCTCTTCCGCTTTCACTTCCCGTTGCCGGTCCCATTCCTTGCCTCTCGCATCGATAAGGGCGCGCTGGGTAGTAAGCCGGGCGGCTTCGTCTGCACGTTTCCGTTCCGCTTTTTCTTTGGCAAGGGCACGGTTGGTAATCAGCTTTTCTTGCAACTTCTCCGAAGCCTTCTGCGATAACACAAAAGGTCGTTCAGGGGTATATAGTAGCGGTGGATGGTATGAAGCTGTCACGGCTTTGGGTACGGAAGGTTCCGCTCCTTTACCGGGCGAACCCATTTGCACGCCCATCGTCATTTTGCAGGCTCCTTTCAACTGGCGCATCATGCCCAGCAACTCTTGCAGCCGCTGTTTGGCTACGTCGGTTTTGATATTCACCTCACGGCCCTTTTCCAAAGTCACCAAAGCGGCATTCACTTTCCCCACTGCTTTGGTAATCCGCTTCTGCGTTTCCATCATCGTCTTGACCGCCGAAGCCGCATTCTTTTCGATTTCCGCTTTCCGGTTTTCTGACAGCTTCTTATCCAAAAGGGTTTTGGTATTCGATTTTATCTTCTTACTATCCAACGGAGCTTGCCCGGCATTGATGACCAGATGGATTCCTTGGGAAAGTTCCCTGATTTCGGTAAGCAGGGTCTTCACCCGTCCCAGTTTCTCTTCCGTCCCCGACGTGCTTATATCCAGCTTATAGGTATAATCCCGCTTCTTTCCGCTTTTCGTCCGGAAAATCTTGTCAACGTCATTCATCATCTTCTGAATGTTGTTGACGGCAGGCGTCAAATCGTTTTTCGCCAGAATCAGGCTCTTTATCGAATCCGCAAATGCCTGCACCTTCCGCGTTCCTTCGGTAGCCTCGACGTTAATGGTATAGTTTACCTGGTAATTTTGCTCTTGGGCCATACTTCCGTTTTTGGGGTAGAATAGCCCATAACGGCCGATTACGATTAAAAAAAATCCCCCGCCGACTGAAAAAGCCAACGGGGGTGCAAGCAAGAAGTCAATTAAGAGGTTGGTGTAGTAAGAGCGTTTGTCATTCGGCTTACGGTCATCTGCTGATGGAGCCATAAAGCCTCCTCGGAAAGCATCGCAAACTCTTCATCCGAGATGATATCTAAGTCCACGCCGGGAAAGTAATGACGGATGTAAATCCGCCCGCTGGCGTATCCGCTGCTCATCCTTTACTTCCCAGCTTTGGATAAATTTACCAGCGTGGATTGCCGGGTAGTGATAATTTCAGATAACTGACCCATTAAACCGAACAGGAACAGCGATTCATTATCCACCAGCTCCTTGTCCCCGTCGAGGAAACAATCTTTGGCAAGGCTGCGCATGGCAGTTACTTCGTCCTTCTTCGAGGCGGCCATGAATTTGGAAAACTGCGGAAAAGTGGGTTCGGCAAGGTAAGCCACATAAACTTCTTTCTCTTCGCACTCCGGATCACCCCATACAACCATCGGATAAACCTTTCGGAGTTTCTTCTCGGCTTTAATTTCCAAAGCCTTCTTTCTGATTTGCTCTTCCTGAGCAAGCGTAAGTGTTTTTTCTTCCATCACTTTTTAAAATTAATGTTCATCCGCAGAATACCACCTTGCAGCAAAAAAGGTTTAGAGCAAAAGAAATTTCCCGGAAATACCACAATTCTTCAGTACGTCACTATTCTTTTTATCAAACGAAATCAGACAAGACGGCGCTCCGGCAGTCCCGCCACGCTCCCCATTTACATGGTGAAAAGACAGCCTTCCCTTGATAAACAAAATCGAATGTGCCTTTTTAAATATCAATTCCTGGAACAGCTTCGTTTCCGTCCGGGCAAAAGTCAGCGCTATCACATTTCCATGCTCCACACAACGCTCTATAAACTGTACAATCAATGCCGTATCATAGGGCGGATTGCAAAATACCCTCCCGAACCACGGTTGCCTCAGCCCGTCATCCTCAATGGTATAGTGCCGGGCAGCCGTCGCCCACGGCCGGTTCACCGGTGAACAAGGGTCCAAATCAAACTTCCCCAGTTTAGCCAATAATTCAGGCGGTGTCAGCCATTCATTCTTCCCCTTAGTCGAATTTCCTTCAAATGTTACATCCATCTATCCGTTTGAGTTTATTTTTCAAACCAGAATAGAGGATAACCGTCCCAATAGTTTAATATCCTATACGATCTTCCAAACCTGCTTTTCAATTCCATTCGGAAAACAAACCCTGACGTTTGAAAAACACTTTTCTCCTCCTTACATTCCCCCCTTATCTTTACCTTCGTAAATTTACATAGCAAACGGCGGGTTCCGAAAAGCCGACGATAGAGTAGGAAGAAAATTAGTAAGGCAATGGAAGAATGTACATTAGAATGGTATGAAGAAAACTCTCTTTTTTTCAGAATGAATCAGACTGAAATTTTTGCAATAGACCAAACAGCACCACAGCATGGTGATTGGAGTAATAGTATTTATTTTTTTCTTGAAAAAAAAAGATTGAAGTATTACGATGACATAAATCATCCATTCCCTATGAGATTCCAAAATTTAGAAGAATTCCCATATATCAAATGTACTCATAGATGCTTTCTTAATGGAACTTATTTGGAGCGAATGCCAACAATCATTAGAGAAATAGAGGTACTTATCAACAGTAGAAAACCTACTGATACACCTTTTATGCAATGGTTAGGTGAAAGAGGATTTGCGTTCCAGTGTTACAATATCAATGATAATAATGAAGATGTTTGGGAAATAGTAATGCCTTTTCCCCTGTTATTACGCCCGGGCTTTTGGGAAATTACTAATATTCAGAATGGGGATTAAATGAGGGGTACATATTCAGGTAGTTTCTTGCCTGAATATGTAACTATACAAAACTATACTACAATATTCTCTATCTTCCTCCCAATCTCCTCCCGGCTCACCGCCCCGACAACCTTATCCACTACCTCACCATTCCGGATAAACAATATCGTCGGCACACTCCGTATCTTAAACTGTACCGCCAAATCATTATTCTCCTCCACATCACACTTACCGATAATCACCCGCCCGTCATATTCACGGGCAAATTCTTCCATCATAGGGGCAAGAGCCTTGCAAGGACCACACCACTCAGCCCAAAAATCAATGACCAAGGGCAATTCCGAACCGATTAGCTTCGGAAAATTTTCTTCAGTAATTTCTACCATATATATGAATGTATAATTTGCTATTTCTCAAAAGACTGCAAAAGTAGCCTTTTTACCCCAATCACAAAAGAAGCGTTACCCCAAAAAGTAACGCTTCCCTAAGTTTAGCCTCAAATCGTATCTCCGTCCCCGATTACGATGTCGAACGGATTCAAATCGAACTCCTTCGTGATATTCGTATCATCCTGTTGTGACTCTAACCCATCCTCGCTAAAGATGCACCCCTTCAACGTGACCGTCGTTGTACTCCAGTCATCGCTCGCCATCGGATTGGCAAAACTCACAATCAAATCAAACTCCCCAATATCCATCAATGAACCGTAAGTGGAGCGCAACATCTGCTGGGTAGCATAGTCCATAGTGATTGATGCAGAGTAACTTATGTTTCCGAACCCGCGACTCACCGGCTTTCCGCCCATGCCGTAATTGCTCTCGATTTTACGTTTTTTGTTCCACTTGATGCCCGAAACACCCTCCAATGTAGTGCTTCCTTCCTCGATTCCGAGAGCAGTTGAAGCCAAAGTAATCATACTCCAACTGTATGCAACATTATTTATAATAGCCATATATACTGTTATTTAGCGGTTAATGATAAGCCTTCCTCAACATAAATCTTCACAGCGACACCGACGGGTACAATCACATAAGAAATCCGAAGCGTATCGTCCACCAACACGTTTTGGTTAGCGTCAATATTCACGGCATAGCCTGAGATTTCCTGCGCTGCCTGCATCTTCGCTAGAATATCACCGATTAAAGTCTTGAAAGAAGAGATTTTGGAAGGAGCCAAAAAGCCCGTTGCCGGATTCACCATAAGCGGACTGTTCACATAGGGAAGCAAAGCGGCACGGACAGCCCTTCGGCTTTTATTAATTGTCCGGTTACGCGCAATTGTCCGGTAATCGCCAATGGAACAGGTCTGGTCTTTACTGATATAAATACCGTTTTCCCGGCCCGCATATTTAATAGGAAATATATATCCCTTCTCATCCAGGTCATCCAGCAATACCGGGGATAAGGATTCATACATATTCAGGCTGGTAAACTCATCATCCGCAGTCAGGTTAATATCCCCGAACCCTAATTCGATGTTTTGAAAGTCGTCATCGAACAGATTGAATGTGCGTACCCAGGCTACCGATTCATGCACATTGGCACGGGCAATAGCCCCCATCATAGCCCCCAAAAAGCCCACCGGAGTATTGTTGACATTCCGTTTTTGCATCGTTGAAACTAATGCGGAACGTGCCTGTCCGAAAATCACGCTGGTACGGCTTGCCTCGCAAATGGCACTCGGAATTTTGTTCAGGTCTACTTGTTTCCCCTCGCTGGTATTTGCTCCTGTGTTGGACGGATTGGCACACAACACGACAGAAAGAGGCTGGTGCAGGTCGGCCATAGCCACCGCTTTCTCGTTCAACCCCTTTACGAGGTTCAGATTGTATTTTTCCTCCGCACCGTTCAGCTTCCAGATCGGCTGTTCCGTCCATACGCCCAACTGGTTAATCAAACCGCCCGCCACTCGTTGCATGACGTCGATAGCATCCCATGAAGCGGAACAATCAGCGAACATGACATAAAGTTTCCCACTGCCATCAACGTTACCCGACATCCGGAAAAATTCACGGATATGATAAGCGGGAATACCGTGGAAGAAATTCACGTTGTTTTCGTCCTCTTCCGTGGTTTCCACCCGTTCTACAATACCGAAATCCTGTACGGCGGATTTGAAATTGGTGATATAAAGCACATCGTTGAGCTTCAGTTTCCCTTCATTGTTTTTCCCGTACCCTTCCGTAAAAAGAGTGGGTTGCAGGGATACATCGAAAAGCAGACCGGTCACTTTTTCCTGACCGGTGGAACCGCTATAAGGAATATTCCCGTCGGTATCTTTGATAATTACATTGCCTATCGCCATAATTTACTGTTTTTTAGATTTGTAGAAGGGATTGGTGTACAACACTGCATCTGCCCGGATACCCACGGGAGTGTCCGGGGTAAAGGCTCCTCCGTGTCGGTCCACATACAGTGCTTCGTGAGTCGGGAATGATTGAAGTACGCCAAGAACGAAGCTATCCGGTTCCGGCTCACTCGGTTTCTCCGCCCTTTTTTCAGTGGGTGAAACTGTTTCCGGTTTCGGTTCGGACGGCTGAGTTGACGCGGGAGTATCTTTTGTTTGCTGAAAGGTTTCAGCCCCCTCCGGGAGCTGTGTTTCTATGGGATTTTTTTGCTTTGCCATAAGATTGAATTTGTTTCAAAAAAGGGAGGGGGAGAATGGCTCCGCCTCCCTCGTAATTAAAGTTTGAATGAATGTTTAGACCGTTTTCTTATAAGCGGTGTGAACCACGATTTCACCGGGACGAACCAGGTTGACGTCCATCTTCATTCTCATCTGGAAGAAGAAAAGTTCTGAGTTCGATTGCAGGCGGTCCACTTTCAATACCTCCGTATCGTTTGCATAGTCAACGCCCATCCAAAGGTTACTCTCCATACCGGTAGAGAACTCGCCCAAAACAATCGTGTGTTCGGGAATGCCGACAATCGGTATAATCTTTTTCCCTTTGAACCTGTACCGGTTTACCTCGGTGTTTTCGCTGTACTTCACCTGCTTGTCACTGATATATTGGTCATAAGCATCCCACGCATCCCATCCGATGACAAATGACAGGCTGCTCTTTTTACGAATCTGCTTCGGGCATTTCTTCCACATGGCGTAAAGAGCCTTTTCAACAGCCGCACCGTCAGCCAGTTCCGCGTTGCCTGAAACAATACACTGGCCTCCGGCCACAGTTTCGGGGTCGGTGGCGTTGACGTTATCGATGATTCGTTTGATAACCCCGTCAAAATATTTCTCTTTTCCCCGCCCGATTTGAATGGAATCTGCCGGAGCTGTAATACCCGCAGTGGCAGCGCCTCCCTTGGCGCTCGTCCAGATAGCGTTTCCGATATATTCATTTTTTTTGTCCATCAAAAGACGAAGCATCGTCGCCTGAATCTTGGGGTCTAGCTCCCTGAATACCAAATTTCCATCGGGCTGGGCAAAGCGCCAGTATTTTTCATAATCTCTCGGATTGAACTCCAAGTAAACCATAAAATCGGCAGGTTCCAGGTAACGCTCCGTAAAGGTGTATTCGTTCTCGCCGTTCTCACCCTTCTTGCCGTGATTGCTCGTAGGAGTAGGCACATTGTCCTGGATGATGTCACCCAGTTTAATGGCAGGCAGCGTGTACTTATGCTGGATGCCCGACTTGATATGGATAAGACCCTCTTTGTAAGTGTCATTACCCTGGGCGGTGTAGGAGATTAAATCCTCTAAAACCTCGCCGCTATATCCGTTTTGTAAAAAAGTTGTTGTATCAGCCATTGTCATGGTAGTTTTTTGATTATTCTTTGATTTTCAGCTTAATCTGCACTACCGTATGCGCCAATACGTGTGTTGTGTCTGTCACTGGGACAACACGTCAATTCATCAAAAAGCAAAGGCTACTGAATCTTCTTGAACTCGAAGTTCTCACCGACGACCTGGGTGACCTTTTCCGCTATCTTTTCCTCGACGGTTTTAAGGGCTCCCGCAGCAGCCTGGATATTTCCCGGGTCCTTGGCTATCTCTTTTGAAATCTGTTCCCGGTCGGGAATGGAAGCCAGCGTCCTTTCAACCAGTTCCGGGTTATCGCCTGCCATTGCCAGCCAGCCCTCTTTCGATTCACGGGTTATCTTACCGGCAACAATGGCAGCCTCAATCATCGCTTCGTTTTTCGCCTGTTTCTCGCTCGCTTCTTTTTCCTGATAAGCCGTCAGGGAAGTCGTGGCGGTGGCAAGGTCCTTTTGTAAGTTTGTTATGGTGGCGTCTTTTCCGGCAATGACCGTCTGGGCATCTGCAAGGGATTTTTCAGTCTCTTTCAGCTTTGCCTCCACAGACACCAGAACATTGAGGCGGGCCATCACATCTTTTACCTCATAATTGGCTTGCAAACCAAGTGTCGCTGCAACAGCGGCATACTCGGGTGAATTTGTCTTTTCTGTACTCATGTGCATATTGATTTGGGGTAGATTAGGCAATTCAGGATAAAAAAGTTTATTCGCTCCTGAAGCTGGAAGGGAAGCATGGATTTCGGCCATTAGGGTCTGAATACGGGTAACATCTTCTACACCCGACAATTCGTTCTTTACCCGCTCACAGAACTGTTTGGAAGTATGCAAAACGCAATCAGCCGGAATAATGCCGGCACGCACGGCTCCTGCCGCATCGAAAAAAGTCCCGTCCTTATCCGCCGCCCCGTCCATAATGGCGCGGACAAGCTCTGCCTTTAAACCGAACCTTTTTCGGTAAATCGTTTCAATCTGCTTGGTGAATGCTTTCACCAGGTCGGAAACCTCTTTTTCATCCCCTTCGGCAGGCTGGAACGGGTTGTGTATCATTAAAATGGAGTAGTCACGCATCAAAGACCTGTTTCCGGCAGCCCAGATAATCGAGCCCATGGAAGCTGCCATGCCCTCGATGATGCACTCGGTCGGAATCTTCGAGTTCTGAATGGTGGAATAAGTCCCCATGCCATACAACACCGAACCTCCCTCCGAATTGATAAGCACCCGGATAAGGGCCGGACGCACCACATTCTCCAAATAATCAAATTCATTATTGAACTGGGTGGTGGATTCCTCCGTCACCTTACCGAAAAAACGGATAGTGGCTACACCTCCGTTCGTCGCTTCACCGACTATGTATTTGAAATTTTCCGTATTCATAAAATCCTTTTGCGGCAGAATAGTCTTTTCAAACCGGAAAAGTTTTCTGGGGCATCTCCTGGCAGTCCGGAAACTTTCGGTGACTTTTTCATCCTGTCATGCTGAACGAAGTGAAGCATCTCCTTCCTCAATAAGTACAACCTTTGAAAGTGTTGCTGGGAAATCCTTGTATTCCATAAACAAAAAGGGAATACAGGGAGTCAATCATAGTTCCCACTAAAGTGGAAACTATGATTAAAGAGAAGAAAGGAAGGGGGTATAAAAGTATTTAATCTTCACTTCGTTCAGATTAATACTTTTATACCATGAGCAGACAAATATCCCTGAAGGTCTATTTGTCTGTATCATTTTTAGGATTTCCTTATAAGGAGTAAAATATAATATAGAGTATAGTTATTATATATATATATTATACTGGTAGTTGCCGAAATTAATGTAATTCAGTTATAAGGTTGTTTATCAGTAAATTAAAAATAAAAAAGGAGATGCACACTTACACCTCCTTCTTTCTCCGGCTATCTGCCGCCGCTCATTCCGGCAAATCCGGATTCACATACAAGAAATACCTTTTCTTGTCCTCCATATACTTGTAAACCCGATACCCTTTCATGCGGGCATACTTCCCGACATTCACCCGGTTAACGTGCTTGAAAGAATGCCTGGCCATGTGTGCCGACATCTCTTCATAAGTCATACTGCGCTTTAATTCCATACAATTGATTTTAATAGATGTAAACCGATGTAAGATTAGCGCAACCGGGTGCAATTGGTTTAATCAGCGGGGATGAAAACACCCCAATGGCTGAAAATCTTTTCCATAACCGGCACATTATCTTTTTCCAGCCATTCCTTCGCCACATTATAAGCCAGACTTTTACTGAAACTATAATTTTCCTTGCTGATTGAATGATGTGACAACCGGCCTTCTGTCGGTTTCAGCCCTTTGTCATGAAGCTCACACAATCCGTCATGGTGAAAAACACACCAACCTTCCTCCGTGGTAGCCGCTTGTACCATCATGATAGGATAATTCAAACGCCCTAAATATATCCCGACACACCAGTAAGTTACCGCCAGCTTATCCTGATAACCGGATTCGATCAGACGGAGAATATCACCGGGAGTTCCCAGGCAGGGAGTACGGCACTGGTTACTACAGGCCCGGCATTTACAAGCGCTCGGTTTGCGACCCGTCTTACGGATAATTTTCTGTAATATGCTTTCTCTCATAACTACAACTTTTCCGAATGCTTCGAACGCCACAATTCAAGGATATATTCTCGGCCTGCCGGGGTCCAACGTTTGACACTTCCCGTGGGATAAACCTTTCCGTTCTTTTTCTCCCACATATACGGTACATCACATTGCAAAGCCTGGTAAGGAGTGAAAACCACCCATTGTCGTTTCTCGAACTTCACGATATTGTTCTCTGCCAGAAAACGGTGGAGGTGGACGGTGGTAATTTGCAGTTCCTCGGCAATTCGCCCGCTTTTAAAGCAATCCCGGTCTTCTACATACTCCTTGTAAAAAGCCACCTTTGGCTCATCCTCGCGAATCTTCTTGGCTTGATGTGCGGCAAGCATCAATGCCTCCTCAAAATTTTGAGGAACCGGAAAATTACCCACGGCCTCGCTAAAACTCGAACAATGTTCACGATGATTCGGCATGGCAGCGTAACCTTTCGTAACCAATTCCTGAATGCGGTTATTGCACCATACCGAAAAGTCCGGCGACAACCAGCGTGCAAATTCCATGGCAAGGGATTCTTCTATCCAGGTGGCACCGGTATTTCCACGGGTTGTCATAATCTGACTTGACAAAGAAACGGATTCTCCACGCTGTACCAGTGCTTCCCGAAATTCCTGGGTCGCTGCAAGACGCAACCACTCGGCAGGCAACTTACCGAAACTACGGGCCATCTGCGTCGCATTAATCATCGTTTTGCCTCCATCGGTCTTAAAAGTTATCGGAAAACGGTCCTGATAATTAAAGATGACCGGTTCCTTTGCAGGAGAGAGGGCGGACATAACAACAGGTACATTCGGCTCCATACCCACCGGCAAACCGTTAATCCATTCCTGCATACGGTCGCACACTTTCGCTACCATGCCGTTCTCCGGTCGGATTGCACGGAGCAGGTTATGCACATCATAAGGTTTCACGCCCCAACGATTGCGCCCGCCCTCCTTAAAAGGAACACGGCGGGAAGTCTTGCAAATACGCATAGCCTGCCCGTTATCCATCATACACACGCGGTCAAGCACTTTCAACAAGTCATTCAGGCAAAGCCAAACAACCGTTTCGTCCTTTTGAAGTATCGCACGGATGGGAAACTTCTCAAAATCAAGCCTTTTCAGGGTATCATTCGTTTTCATTTTCATTCTCTTCTATTTGGTTATTCTTACGTTTCTGATTATTCAACTTCTTACGGCGAGCCATCTCTCGGACAGAATGGTAACGTCTTTCTACATTACACATTTTATCGTAATCCTGTAACTTCAAAGTATCCAGGTCGGTAATCTCAATCTCTATGTCAGGATGGATATGCCTGAAATAGAAACTGCCTGCCGATATGTATCGGCCAGTACAGGCAAAGGAAATTGCCTGGGCGTTTCCTCCGGAAATCTCGGAGGCGCTTCGGATAGAGCGGGTAATCCCAACTAAAATGTAAGCTCCGTTAAATATCAGAACGGGCTTGGGCTGGTGGAATGGACTTCTTTTCATGTCTCAATTAGTTTTAATAATTCTTCCTTCGTTAATCTGTTTCTGATTGTCTGCACAATACGAGTGTCCGAAAGAGTAACACCATCCAGAAGTAGTTCCGACATCCTTTCCAGCATATAAACCCCGAAACCGGGATCTACATAACCGACAAAAAGCAAAGCCAGCGACTCGTCAATTAATACATGTCCGGTTGCCTCATCCGTGGCAATCAACTCAAAGTCCGGGATTTCATAAACAGCTTTCACACTCTCGAACCAAAAAGCAAACTTACGGGCGAAATCTATCACTGAATGTTTATTGCCATCCCCTTTCGCAGCGAGATAAGCAGTCGCATCAAAATAGCTTGTCCCCTTTTCGGATGTTCCAAAAAGCAATTCCGGGAACTCCATATACTTAACAGTTAATGGAGATTTTGTTCTAACTTTCATTCATAACAACAATTACGTTTAAGTTTCTACAGCGCAAATATATAGAAAAACACGTAATAAAAATAAGTTTTTATGCGCTTAAATATTTGTATAACAATATGTTATAAGTGTCAAAAGGCTGTATTTAATATAATTCCCATGTACATATAAAATGTAGCGTAGCATTCCACGCCACGACCGGATTCATACAAATGAAGTAATTGGGCAATTTATGCGATGAACATTTTTTTTCAAATAAGGCTATTCTGTACCAAATAAAAATAAATGCAGGTAGATACATCCGATAATTCATTCAACGGGGAATTGCTGGAAAGCATTTTCCGTACATCCAAGAAAACAATCATCGAATACGTTCGGGAAATCGAACGTAACAACCGGTACAAATCTGTTCGTCAGGATATTACCCTGGGAACGATTCTCGATGACCGTTCCCGCCTCATCGACTTATACGAAGCATGCCTCGAACAGGATGCGCATATACGCTCTGTCGTCGAAACCCTGGAAAGCCAAATTTTAGGCGACCGTTACATGTTGGCAAGGATCAACGAAAAGGGCAAATACATCAAAGACGTAAAATACACTCAAAAAATACAAGGCACCCAATTCGACAAAATCATCAGGGGGATCGTGGAATCCAAACTTTTCGGATATACCCTCATCGAATTGATGCCCCATATCGATTCAAAAACCGGAAAACTGGCGAATGTAAATCTCATCGAACGGCGCAATGTCTTACCCGACCAGCATACCGTCGTGAAACGGCAAGGCATTTGGTTGCCCAACTGGGACATAGCGGCCCCGGCTTACAGCCCGAACTACATTCTGATAAATTCCGGTACAATCGGCTTGTTCTCTGCTACAACACCCTTGATTCTTGCTAAAAAGTTCACCGTCGCAAACTATGTCAATTTCGGCGCAACCTATGGCCAGCCTATCATTCACGGAAAAACCATTAGTGAGTCCAATTCCGACAGGAAACGCCTGGCAAACGACATCGCCAACGCGGCACAGAACAAAGTCGTTATCACCGGTATCGACGATGAAATAGACATCAAAACCTTTACCATGTCGAACAGCGAGAAAATCTACACCTCGCTCATCGAATTTGTCAATAAAGAAGTGGCCAACCTCATACTGGGTTCAGAAAGCATGGCAGGTGGTATGCAGAGCTATGTCGGAAGTACCAAAGCCCATCAGGACATCTTCAGGGACAGGATAGAAGTCTATCGCAGGTACATCGAAAATGTGATGAATGAAGAAATCATTCCCCGTTTGGTGACAATGGGATATATTCCCGCAGGGTTGGAATTTAAATATTCCAACCGGATAGAAATGAATAACGAGGATAGAATCAAACTCTACCAGTTGATTACCGACAAATACGAAGTAAGCGCAGATGAGATTGAAAAAGAATTTGGCATCAATGTCGGAAAACAGCTCAATGCTATTTCCGGTATGATAGGAGACGGCTCCTATAATCCTTCCCGTTCTTCAAACGACAGAGGCATCATGTCGGATGAAGAATACTTCCGCAGGTACGGTCGCTCACGGGGTAGTAAAATTGTGAACTTCCTCAAACAGTAATCCCATGGCAGAAAAAATAGAAATAAAACAGCAGGATAAAAGCAGGGAAGAATACCTGCTTATCCTGGATGCCTTCCGGCGAATGGTTTATAACTACGAGAACAACGCAGAACGCTGGGAAGTCTTCGACGACATCATTACACTCCGGGCATCCTTCCTGATCGACCGGGCGCTCTCCGGCTTACGCATAGATTTCGACCGGGCACTCGAAATCCTTCAGAACAATATCAACCACCTCACCGCAAGGGAAGAAACCGAACGAAATACATTGCTGGCCGCCATAGACAACCTGATAGACTTCGCGGCCGCCGAAGAAACGGCATTAATGTCTGATTTACCCGAAGAGCTCGATTTGGCTGATATGGAAATATACGAGGATACCTGCCGGAAATATAACGAGACCTATGCAGAAACTGAAAACGGGATGGTGTATCACGCAGCCGCTATAGCCGCATGGTGGATAGCAACCTCTGCCGAAACCCTTATCACCTTCAATACGCAAGGGGACGAGCGGGTAAGGCCTTGGCATCTTTCATTCGATGGAATTTCATACCCCAAAAGCGAATTTCCGCCCGAACTCATTCCCCCGATAGAATGGGGCTGTCGCTGTTTTCTGACATCCAATGGTTTTGCCTCCGTTTATGGAGCATTACAGGAAGCCGACTTCAAAGGAAAAGTAAATCCGGTATTTGCCGAAAGCCTGGCGAAAGGCGGACGCATTTTCTCTCCGGCACATCCGCATTTCTCGCTCGTCCTGCCGGTAGAAGTCGAGAGAATCAAACAACGTCTCAAAGCTAAATTCGGAATCGTATGCCCACAATAACACTGGATCAATTTTGCGACCAATGGGCTAGGGGCAAGACCGTTCGCCCCTGGCACAGCCTACTGGCAAAAAATGCCGAGGATTTTGTGACTTCTGCCGGAGAATATGCCCTGAGTCGTTTCCGAACCTCATTTGCGGAAGGCGGTTTTTATGGCTCAGGAACAAAATGGGCACCCCGTACTTCCCAATGGGGAAAGAAATACACACACCCGGTATTGATTGACAGCACAGAACTCAAAAACAAAATCAAAGGTCAAAAAAGCGAACTGGGAGCCTATAGTACCTTCGGCAAACGGGATTACCGCCGAAAATACCGTTACGACATCTGGACAGCGGAAGAAAGCCAAACCATGAACGGCCACCGGGGAAAGAAAAAGGGAAAATACAAAAACTACGCAGCCGTACACAACACCGACCCCAGGTTCGGTTTATATACCGTGCGTAAGAACTCCCTCAAACGTCCCGTCCACCGGCAGTTTATCGGCCATAGCCCCAAACTGCTCGATACCATAAACAAATTATTCGTACCCCAAATATTTAAAGGATTTCCAAAATGATTAAAGATAAAAAGCAACCTGAAAAACCGGTAGAAGTACCGGAACAGAAAACAGTTCAGACACCGGAAGTCGTACAGAAAAACCCGTTTGCAGAAACATATTTTGCAGCCAAACGGGCTATACTCACCATTCGGGAAAATCCCAATGACCCTTTGTCACCTCCATTCTTCAAAACGATAGCCATCGATAACGGGCAATATCTCCGGATCATCCGGGACACCAACATGGAAATGGAAGTAGCATTCCCCGCCATCTTCATCCACTTTGTCAACGTGCGCTACCTCGTCCAGCAACAAAGAATCGGCGAAGGACGGGCCACCATGCGGGTACGCTTCATCCTCAACAACCTCAACAACTCCGATTCGGATCAGGAATGTATTCCCTTCGATGTCTTCCAACGGGTAAACATCGCCATTCAGGACGCAAAAAACCACGAACCGGCACTCAACGAACGCTGTAACCTGCTATATTTCGACATGCCCCAAACCACCAACATGCTCCAGGCATACTGGGTCGATTACGAAGTCTGGTTCCGCGAAACCTCCGCATGGAAATACCGTGACTGGATCGAACGCTACCTCGTCATGCCCCCCTTCACCAACCACTCCGACGCCCCGGAGCACGACGAAGCCGCCCACGGCAACCACCCCGAACCCACCTACATACAAGCCACCGGCTACGTCCCCTCCGTCGAACCCGACACCCCCGACATCCCTGACGTTCCCGATATCCCCGGCGACCCTGAACAACCCGCCACTTCCGACACCCCACAATCACCCGCCTAATCACTCACCCTCCCCCAATAACCACCTCCGCCGGAGCACCCAACCCTCCGGCGCCTTCCATCTAATCACCATTCCAACCTTCCCTCTTTTCCATAGTTTCGCTCCGTGTCTCTTAACCTCACCATATTTCCACAAGCCTCCGCCTTGCACCCCCTTTACCTATCCGAACCCATTTTTCCGCTTCCCTATCTTCATCACCCATCCCTTCGTTCCATTCCCTTTCGGAAGATAAAACCAACCATTCGGAAAATTCATATTATCTCATACTCTCTTTATACCTACCTTTCCTCAGTGAATTCACCAACGGCAGTTTCCGAAAAGCCGAATAGTAAACAGAGTAGGAACAAATACTATTCAACCATGATTATAAATATTATTGGCCATGGTCTTCAATGGGGTGAAAATGTAAAAGAAGAAACTCAATGGCGCGACGCAGACATACCGTTAGCACCGCATTTTAATTCAGTATCTTTCTATTGCCATGCCGGTGAAGGTTTTGATGGGCCAGATGCTCATTTAATTGTAAATGGAGAGTGGCACAATTTTGTTCAAGAAATAAACGATATACATCACATTCCTGAACATTTTGTATTTCCTAACCAGGGAGCATGGAATGATATTCTACCAAGAGTCTCAAACAATCCACGGAATCACATTCCTCCCGGTCTTAATGACCCTCATCACTATGGTCTGCTCAATGTTGTTCATCAAATTGATGGCATTGAAATCTTAAGACTTAGGCAAATAGTAAGGCCCAATAATCCATTTCCTGAATCCCAGTTAGTCATTTCCCCTATTAACGAAACTTGCATCTCATTAAGTTGGTTAATAAACAATATTCCTCTTATCATAGATGCTCATCCAGAACTCGCTGCTTTACCTAATCATGACAACTATACTTATCGGTGGTTGGTATGCAGAGATTTGATTGCGGGGTTAAATCCACATGATAATGCTGCAAGTCTTGTTATCATAGACGATGCAGCTCAAGAGGCAAGCCAAAGGATTGATAGATTACTTTGGGGGCTATAACCAACAAATAAGTCAGCTATTATATCCTCATTATACTACTAGTTCCTTTGTATATATGTTTATAGCATTAAAATCAACCATTGTTATATACATCAAATGAATAATTGGCAGGATGATACTTTACTAAATAGCGTATCATCCAGCCTTCTTATAGTTCTTCTAAATCTACATGAAAAACATCTCTTGCACATTAATTTCTTTACAAAGAATAGCTTTATGTGAATAATTGCCAATCAAAAGGAAAATATAAAAGGAAATTTGTAGCTAAATTGTAGAAGAACTTTCATTATTGGTATATACAAAGTAACGTTCAGTTGTACCGTGTATATATGAATAATCTTTTCAGTCACTAAACTTTAGACATACTTGGTTACTTGTACTTACTTATAAAACATAAGTATTTATAGATATAATCATATACTTCCCAAAACGAGACTTGAAAATCCGGCCTTTGGAAGCGTATCCCATCCGCACTGGCAGGCACACCCTCCCTCGTCTTTTATTTCTTATTACAAATCGTAAGTTACACTGATTATTAGCTAATTACATGGTTTACTTTTGTACAAAGTAAACCTTATCTTTGTTTCATCTCCCTTTCAACTTTCAATTTATAACCAAAAAAAATATTTTTCCTATTTAATCAGTTTAAACCATTTGTAACCAATTGATATTGAATTAATTGAACTTAGTTTCACTTAATTACACTTATTTAATCGGGTAAAAACCATTAAAAAAAAATTCAAGGGAAATAATTATTTTCTTAATAGTCTAATAATCAAATGTTTACAAACGCACCCTCGCGTGCGCGTGTGTTCAAGTCTATTTTTGACGTATGCAAAGAGGCACACCGAAAAAAAAATATTCAAAAAGTTTGGAGATTGAAAAAACGATGTTATACTTAATCAAGTCGAACGGCAAACGAAACAAGCCAAACGACAAACAAAAAAACAGTATCAAAAAGCAAATAAAAAAGCTGATACGAAAAAACGTTCTTTGACAAACAGTAAATTAATCACCCGTAACAAGGTGAACACACACAAAACGTTGTTGTAAGGTTTATAATCTTATACGGATAGTTTCTGAAACATCCCGTTTTGTCCCTATGTTTTTACGATTGACAAAATTTTTTTGTTAGCAATATTAAAAAAATTTCGCTAACTGCAAAAACGTGATAAAAACGTAAAGGGGAAATTACACCCTTTTGCGAAGAAATAAAAAATAGTCATTAACAATCTAATTTTTAAGAAAATGAAACAATTAGTTATCAATGTAGTTAAAAACACTACAATCAGCAATTTAGTATGTAGCCCGAATGTTATTTTGTTGGCAAAACAGAGTACAACAAACAACGCAAAAACGGGTGAAGTGACAACAAATGTACGCTATATCGAAGTGTGCAAAGTAGAAAAAACAGACGCTTTGACTATTGTACAAAGTTTGTTAAAGTTCTGTATTGCAGAGTATTTTGTCTGCAATGATTTAGAAAAGGACTTTGCAGATACCAATATCAAACAGCGCAAACTGTTTAACCAATTTTTAAGCGGTAACACTATTTACCGTACAAATTCGGAAGGCAAAGTTTCAAACGCTTTAGTATCGGAAGTACCTTTCAGCCAAACAGCACTCAAAGTAAAAGATTATCACACTATTACTTTGTGCAAAAAAGAGAACCTGAAAGCCGCTATTTATCAGCATTCAAAGGCTATTTTGTCGCAATGTAAGTATTTACGTACAATTATCGAAAAAGCCGAAACGTTGGACGCCGAACAAAGCGCAACAACCGAAAAATCGGTACAAAGCAAACGCAAAACAGCTACAACCGGAACGGGAAGTGCTTTTGCACCCGCTGCAATGGTAGCCGCTCCAGCCGTATAAAATACGAGCCGTCAGCCTCATGCAGACCGTACCCCTAAAAAGGTGCGGTCTGTTTTGTTTGCTCTCTATGTTTGCATGCGTATACTATGATAAAACGCTACGCAAAAGATTTTTCCCGGCGATTTGCGGGGATACGTGTGCCCGGACGTGAAGTAGTTTCAGGGCTTTTTTCATCTAAAAAACTGAAAAACAATGAAAACTCAACAAGTAATTGAGAATTATTGCCGCTTGTATAAGGTAGATTCGCCTGAATTGTACATGCAGGAAAAGCAATTCTTTGTGACAATTTCCCCCGATGGTTCAAACGTATTTTACCTGCGCAATTCGTCAAAACTTCTGGGGCAAATAATCGGCGGCGCCATGAGACGCGGCACTGTTTTGTATGTGCGCTACAAAAAGGTTACTCCGGTAACGTGGGAAAACTGGAAATGGTTTTGGGCAAAGTTTTTTGCGCCAAAAGTGCGCAATCGTGCCCCGGAACCTAACTATTCACGTCCTTATAAATCGGAAATATTCGAGGATGCACAACAAAGGAATGTGCGCAAAAAGCCACAAAAGCATGGTTTTGAAGCTACTTTCATTGCAAATGAGTCTATGAATCTGCTCAAACCCATTCTGATTCCCAGTATCAAAATAGAAGGATAACTACGACCTTTCGTGTGCATAAATATACTCCCTCGTATATACCCCTTTGCCGAAGCACTATTCAAACAGGCTTAGGTTTTTTTATGCGCTCGTATTTGCCGGTGAGTATTGTATCAGAATGTATAGCGACCAAACAACCACAAGTCGCCGGTACCGTTGTGTAATGGCATCGGTATGGTTTGACAAGCTGGTCAGTATGCAGGTAGCGGGCTGAAATATGCCTGCTATCTGCTACTTTTTATGCGTCACATCTTATGTGGCAACGTGTTATACATGCCGATTTTCCCGGCAGTTATACCCGGACTATAATATACACTTTGCCAGGATTATACCCTGGATAGTCCACACTTCAAATTAACTTCTACATTACTTCTTTGCGTCGTGACGACGCCCGTCCTACCTCTGAAATAACACGGTTAACACAGTGCAGCAGGGCTGCCTTCAAATCACACTTAACTGGGTGAGCTGTGTTCCGCTGTTATCCTGATTGAAGCGGAGAAGTAATAAAGATGAATTTGCCAATCATTAAAAACCAAAGCTATGAAAAGAATTTATTGTTTTATCAAAAAGTACGAAGACCAGATTTCAAACACCGTATTTGTGGCAGGATTATTAAGTATAGCGGTAGCTGCCTACTTCATCTTCACCTGCCCGCGTATGCCATGTTTCGGCTTCTGATATGGTGGAATGTCATATTGCCATAAAGACACATCCTATAACGTCTGATGGGTTTCTATATTCGCCGGGATTCTGCCTGAATTCCGGCTTTTTTATACCCTTACGAAAAAAAACGCATTGAGTCTAACCGATGCGAATTAATATCAACTAATCTAATTACAAACCATTAAAACTAAGTTTTATGCCAAACTGGTGTTTCACCTCGTATGTGTTCGAGGGCAAAAAAGAGGAAATTGCAGACCTCTACGGGAAGTTGCATTCATTGAGAGAATTGCAAAAGCCGCTTGTCGAAAATGATTTCGGAAAGCTATGGTTGGGTTGCGTGGTCACGCTCTTCGGTGGAGATTGGAATGAAATCAATTGCCGTGGGGATATAGATAATCTGGACGAACCCGAAGAAACAACTTTGAGGTTTTCGACTTCTACAGCATGGGGCGATATGCCCGAAGTCTGGGATTTCGTCTTGAAACAATATCCGTCAGTCAAATACTATTACTGTGCGGAAGAATCCGGCTGTTGCTATTACGCTACCAATGACAAAGAAGGTAAATATTTTACCGACCGATTCATTGTTGAACAAGACGATGTAGGTACAGAGTACCATACAACTGAATCTGAACTGCTCACAGACATTGCCAGCCGGACATCAACGTCCATCACCTCACGTGCGGAAATGGATGAAGCCCTCACGCAATACAATCTCGCCCATGAAGAGCAAGAAATCAGCGTGTATGAATATGCTGTAACAGAATAACAAAATATTTGGTAACAACATAATAAAAATACGAATCATGGAAACAAAAGAATTCGAAATCGATGGTGTAAAATACACCTTCCTCCGTTACAAAGACGAATGGGTTTTTCCTGTATTTAACGTTTATGAAAGCGGGTTGGGAAGTCCCATTGCCATGACTTTATACTCCATAGAAGACGGAATTACAGATTGTTACGCGGACACCACGGTTAATCTTCCGCAATGTAAGCGTAGTGCGGGTTGCCAGTTTATCGACACGAACAACAACGCCGATATTTTGGATTGGCTGGAAGAAAACAAGTTCGGAAAACGTACCGGCAAAGAAGGACATTCCGGCTTCTGTACATACCCTGAGTTTGATTTCTACAAAGGCGAAAAATTCTGGGAGTATAGAAACCTGCCAGAAGAAGTGATTAACAATCTAATTTATTAAACGATGATAAAAGAACGCACCTTTCACGGAAGCGATGTCAACAAAGCGACCAGCCTTTTTGAATATGGTTTGCTCATGCGATGGAAACCGAAAGAGCAAAGTTGGCAATGTATTTACAGGTCTGAATGTCCTCCCGGCACTATACGATACTGCTACAGTTGGACTGACGAAAAAACTCTCGACGAAATCTTTACGGAAGGTTGGGGCGTAAAACATCTCAAATCATTTATGAATTTCATTGGAAGTAGTTGGGAAGAGTGGAAAGAGCTTACCATGTGCCAGCGTGTAAGCGATTTCATCAGCTACTTTGGATGTATGGAATTATTTGGCACTGACTATTCGGGTGGATATAGCATTAAAGAAATATGCAAGAAACTGCATATTAAATACGATCCTGAATATGAGAACACGTAGATTCTGTCCCCATTGTGGTCGTCCCGTGGTCAAATCCCACAATGACAAACAGGTAAACCGTTACCGGTTCCAATGCTTCGGATGTGATGAAGACTTTTGGGCGTTCGAGGTTCTTCGTAAAAAGGACTTGCCAAAAATCAAAGCTATCCGCAAAAGTGCTTACCAGCATGAACGCCGGAACGGTTTGCCTTACATGAGCTTCAAAAAGCCATATCCCCGCCGAAAATAGGCACTCCCGACAATTGATTATTAACTGAAATAAAGATTACAGATTATGGAAGGGAAATACGCAACCCTGATAGTACCCTACATGGGGTATCGCAACATTCAACTCCTCTGCAAAGAGGGAAACCGCTGGACGGTAGAAATATGTGGCAGCGGCAAAATTATCCAAGTGTATGAAGACGAATTTAGTATTGACACATAAAAACTTAGCGATATGAGCGAAGAAAGATTACAAGAACTTGCCGAAAGTGGCGAGTGGCGAGAACGAGCGATAGAACTACTCCAGCGCAAAACAAAAGCCTGCTTGGACCTTATTCTTTCATTCGTGAATGAATATTGGCAGAATCTTGCCAGCGACGAAGAGAACCTTCACTATTTCGAGGTATATGAATCAGAGTACTTAGAAGTTTACACCTATTAAGCCATGAGAAGTTCAGATTCAATAACCTATAAGGGGGTAGAATACCCTTCCGCTTATATCGAGATGGACGGCACAATCGGTTGCATCCGTATTGCCACCGAAGCACTGAAACAGGCTCTGAAGAAAGACGGATTATATGACGCTGAAATTCCTGATGAAGTTGAAGCCGTGGATAATCAGATTGCTTATTACGTCACTAACGAAGAGTTTAAACTACCCATTCGGGAAGTGAAGAAAATCATACGAATTGCCTACGATGAAGAAAGTCCCCGTGAACCCTCTGCTAAGAAAAGCATCCGGAAACTCAAAAAGGGAGAACTATTCCGCCTGAAAGACTCCGATACTGCCCCCGTGTGGGTCAGAGGAGAATATATTCCGTCAGAAAAGAAATTCAGTACCCATCGATACGACGATGTGAACCATGAGCGGCTCTGCAAAGGTGATACGGAAGTTTACGTGGGTTTTACCTTCTAAAAACAATCAGCTATGGCACGTCTTATTACATACCTGCTCCCGGTTTACTGGGCTTGCGCCCTTATCAACGATGATTATACAGGTTTAAGCGAAGAAGAGGAAAGGCAAATAAAAGACTTCCTACAAATTTCAGAAGGTCGTCCGGCCTCTGTGAACTTTGAAACCGAAGGCTTTTACCGACACAATGATGCTGGTACTTTGCCCGGGAATTGTGCAGAATTCATTTTTCTGATAGACAAGTAAACGAATAAAATAAACCATTTATAAAAAAAAACGATATGGAAATAAAGAAAAATTTACCTGAACAAGACGAGCTCTTTCTTGAAATGTCTGAATGTCTGCCACCTCTATATTTTCCCATATCCTTTGAAGATGACGATATACATCAACTTGCCATTGATGAATTTTGCCGCGTGCGAGGTATTATTTGTAGGGAATACAAGTTTGATGAAGATAAATATATGGAAGAAAATGGTGGTACATCGCCATTTGATTTTGTCCGTAATGATATTGAGCAAGAAGTATATGCTCGTATTCGCAAAGACAATAATCTGCTTCATTTGGTTGCTATCCGAAAAGAAACGATTCGTACTATTCGGGAAGCTGTTGAAAAGGAAAATAATATTATCGGCACATTCTATTGCAATCGTGGTGAGCACTTTTGGCTTGGTGAAATTGCAGAAGAATACGAAAATTCACCTATAGTGGTCACTCAAAATAAGGAGTATGATACTTATGGAAGCTATGATGCCAACACTGTTTATGAGCTTTTTATTAACTCTGAAGGAATATTGTTCTGTACATTGAATGGAGAATCCGGAGAAAACTTCGATGAACCGATTGAGCATGTCCAGATTGAAGGGTTAATAGACATCAAACATTGGTTGGAGGAACAAGGCTTTATATGTAGAGAAACTGCAAAGATAGGTTGATATGAGCAAGAAAAAAAGAAATTTTACAACATAGGCTTGCCGCACGAAGTGTACTCCGTCTTTCCGTCGGAAAGATGAGCTAAAAGAAAAGATACAGACCGTCAAATCCCAAATAAAAGAATTTGAAACTTATAGAAACAGCAATAATGGAAGAAACAACAAAGAAACCCAAGCCACGCCACAAATGGAAAGAAATCAGTAAGAACCGTTGGCGGTGCAGCAAATGTGGATGCAAAAAAGATAAAGTCTGCCGTCCTTATCCTGAATATCTCACAAAAGACGGACAGATCAGCCGGAAATCACCGGAATGTATAACTGAATAAACAAATAACGATAATGGAAATATTTGGATATAAAGTTGATTTACATATCAACATCTGGCAAAGGGTGGATATGCTTGTCCATGCCGGTACAAAAGAGGAAGCAGATGCAAGGATTATCAAACTAGTAAAGGAGGCACCTCTTTCCTTGGATAACGGAGACGAAAATATAGAAAGGAGTGTTGACGAGTACCTTTGTGATACTGAGTCCTTGCTTGAAAGTACAGCGACAACACCTACAGTCGAAGTGTATGATGCTAATTGTGGCATCTTTGAAACTAAAAACGCTCTTTATACGAACTTGAAAGAGGAAAATGCTTCATCCATAAAGATGGATTCGGAGTGTATGGTAACAGCTATTAATGAGATCAGCGAATGGGCTAATGCCTCACACGCTTATCTGTGCAATCATGAAGGTTATCCACGAGGGTATAGAGATGGTATCTCACAAGCAAAAACTATAATTCTTGAAATACTATCCAAAATTGATGCCAAACAAGATAAATCGAAACAAACAAGCGATAAACTGACCTTGGAGGAAATCCAGGCAGAATATCACGAAAACGATGTTTGCATGGGAGAACTTCTTGCTCACATACAAGCCAAGAGACTGAATATGGAAGAAGCCTTTCAACTGAACATAGCAGCAAGAAAATGGGCTGACGGGGATGAATTCTATCGGGTAATAAACGGTGAAAAACCGGAAAAACTGTAACCCCATGAGAACCTTCCAAGAAATATACGATTTCTGCCGGAGCGACAGAACGTATAGGGCATATTACGATATCCCCAATCAATTTGCCTGCACGCAAAAACAGTATAAGTACTATTACCACAATGTGCGTAATGGTCAGTGCCGGGCCGGAACCTTTCTTTTTCACCAACGTTGCGTTCAGCTTGAAAGATTCCTCCGTGGGCAAAAGCAAGACTTCTATATTCACGTCTTTCCTCATTCTTATAAAGAAGCGAATCGGCAAAAATATGAAGACTTTCTGATTTTCATCGTTGCACATATCGAAGAAAAAGGCGTGCATGTTAAATTTACCCATCCTTACTCAGGAGAGTATATTTACTTCATTGCCCGTTCCCATCGTCCCTTTAGCAAGGAAGGGCTTATCGAAGAGGTTAAAACCTATATTGAGAAATACCTCCTGCTACCCCCAGGGCGATACCGTGACTTGCAAGTCGAGCATAAAATACCCAGAGAAAAATTTCCCCGGTGGTATAAGTCCTACAAAGAAAGAGTGCATGACGCAGAAGAACAGGAGTATTGGGCCATGATTGAGAAATATCGGCCGGACAACCGCATAAACTACGAGGACAGCTACGACCTCTTGGCCGCATCAGGTATATTCTTCGATCTCAACTGTGATGATTTCGAACGGGATGAAATGACTCAAGAGTTTATGAACCTGTGCAATCGCTAATCATCACAATCCAATTCAACTACCAATTCTAACAGTTTAAACCGTTCCACTCAGGGTTATAAGTGGACTATAATATTATGATTGAAAAAATGAAACCGGGTGATGAGCTCACCATTATAAAAGTAAACAGCCTTGCGGCCACTACCATCAGCGAAATAACCGTTGATTCCATCGTAGACGGTAGAATCATTTTTGCGCACAAAAGAAAACGGTATTATCTCGACTGCGATAATGGCACATTGGTTCTCAAAGGACATAACCTTGGCATTACTCAAGGCTCATGGGGCAATGGAAACTGCTGTTTTCTCATGAGTGGCAACTGTAATATCGGAGGCTTGGACCGTGAAACCATGATAACACTGCTAAAAACAAACATCAACGAAGCGTTTAACCAGTGGGAACGAATTTATTGGTTTGACGGAACAAGCGAGAAAGGTGATCCGATATTTATGCCTCGCCCGGTGTCCGACAACTACCTGAAATATCGGGAACAGGCTGATATGAATAAGTCCAAAAGTGCCGCACGGATTGCCGCTGGCGATTTTATCTACTGCTATTTTAAAGGTTCCAAGCATTACGACTTGAAGGATATGCTTCAAACCCACTTGCAGGTTGATGAAACAAATAAGGAGTATTTTCAATTAGGTAAAGTCGTTGATGTGATAGACATAAGCGAAAATGAGTTTGATTCTCTGGAATATTCCGAAAATACAAACCTCCTGAAAGACAAGGGCGGCAGTTACTCGGATGATATAGCTGAAGAGCGTGAAATTTATAGTCTTTCTCCATTTGAAAGAGAAACTTTCTACAACCATTTCACGCTTATCCGCACACCGTCCGGACGCGCCATTGTAGCAGATGCTCAAGGTTACGATTATATGCGCTACACGGGGTTGTTGTCACATTATAGGGAATCTATGAAATCTGACTGTGATAAGGTAAGTGAACTTTTGCGCATAGCCCAAGAAAAAGCCGAAAAAGAACGCATCGAAAAGGAGGAAGAAGAAGCCCGGTTAAGAAACGAGGAACAAGCACGTATCGAGAATGAATACAGCTTTCTCACGGTTGTTACGGACAGATACGACCAGAAAACGGCAGCAAATAACCTCCGCACCTTACTCAAGGTAAAGTTCCCGGCCACAAAATTCTCCGTGAAGAAATATTACTACAATTCCTATACGGTTAGATGGGAAGACGGGCCGACAGAACAACAAGTAAACGAAATAACCCACTTGTTTAAAAATGAGAAGTGGGATGGAATGAACGAATCATCGTATTCGATAGACACGCCGTTCAACCAGCGTTACGGCGGTATTGGTTACATTTCTACCAGTAGAAATATTAGCGATGCGGTTAGAAATCAAGAACTCGAATTGCTTAACAAAGAGTTAAACAAAAACTACCAAATGGAAGATGATGTGATAGAGAAAGGAAGCACAGCATTCTGCTTAGTACATCATCGAGCTCAAGAAAAAGACTATTCCCCTGAATTCCAGGTTAAAACCAGGCCCGCAAAAAGCAACAAACCTGCCGATAAAGTTCTATCCCCTCCGGTCTTGGAGCTGATAGATTACTCCGAAAAATCCTTTGCCATTATCGGAGAAACCAAACCGATAAAGGAAACATTGAAAACGCTTGGCGGTTCATTCAACGGTCGCCTTTCCTGTGGCCCCGGATGGATATTCTCAAAGTCCAAAATCGATACCGTGAAACTAACTCTACAACTCTAAATATAAAGTAGCCTATGAATGCAGCAATTTTACCCTACATACCGTCCTTTGTCAGCCTTTATTACGTTGATTACAGGGATGATCTGGACAAGCACGAAGATCTTCAGCAAAAGTGCCTGCAAGACAATAATCTCGTTCCTCTATACGAAAAAGTAGACGACTGGTATTGGGAACAGGAAACACAAAATTGCAAGGAAGAACTTGATAATATCCGGAAGAAAATGTCAGCGGATGGCCGGGAAGAAGAATTTCATGCCCACGAAGATGAAATCCGTGACCTGCTTTACGAGCGTAATGATGCAGACCCGGTAACAGACTTGATCAAAAATACCGGCACAACCAACATGTTCTACTCGCTCGGTGTAGAAATTGACGGCTATCACAACGACTGGTGCGGAAGCTATCGGGGTGAATCCGAAGCAATGGCCTGCTATAAAATCCGGCGTGCCCTTAAACTTAAAAAAGGGCAATTTGACGACCGGATTTCCGAACTCGTACAAAATGCCTCTTATGGTGGAGAACTACGCATCTATTTCAATGCGATGTTCAACGATTTGATTAACAATGAGGAAAAGAACGATTTCAAAACCATCCGCTTTCATGGGGATGTCGTGGTTGCCGTTGCCAATAGCCACAATGGTTCGGGTTTCGACATCATCTTGCCCTTGGACATCACACTCCCTTTCGATCGGGACAACCTGTTTGTGGACTCCCAGGTGCATTACTCGTATGCCTCCGAAGTTTGTGGCATGTGCCACGATTGGTGCGACAGCACCTTGTGGGAATTGGGATTGAACCCAATCAAAAAATCCATCAAACCGAGCCAAATGGCCGCTCACATGCAGCAAGAAGCTAAATACGTGGCAACCTTCAAAGCTGGCGGTTGCACCGCTGGAGACATGAACATGAGCCGTCATCGGGACGTGTATTACGACAATAATTTCCCATGCGGAAACCATTGTCCCCATTGCAGAACATTCTGGGTGGATTGAAAATGTGAAGATTGCAAATCACCTATTATAGCTCACAATTTAACAACGATTAATATGAAAGTAACTTATAACACTTATCATTCTTTCAAAGATAAGGATGGTAACACACACACCATGACTTCCCAGCTTTATCAGGTCGGAATCTACGTGATATTCGATAATGACAGCACACTACAGGGCAGTTTAACTCCGCAGAAAATACGGAAAATCCAAAACAAACTCAGAAAAGACGGAAAAGCCGGGCTTATCTCGGAACTCTGTTTTGGACCGGAAATCACGGTTACCGATGATTCAGGCTTTTGGAAGGAAATCGTTAATCCCAAAGAAATCTTTGTTCGGAAAGGCAAAACCTATGAGTGCAAAAGATCCGGGACTGGAAAAATTTATCATTTTACAATCACGGGAATGACCGTGAGCAATGAGCGGGAAGAATGTTTGGTGACTTTCACGTCCACCCCTAAATGCGATGAACTTCCCCAATTAAAAATCAGTGACACCTGTTTCAGCGCAAACATATTCTCTTTCCAACAATCCATAAATCCGGTTCCGATTCAATTATAAAAAGGTATCGGATTTACCATAAACAATTTAAACCAATGAAAGCAATCGAATTTTCAAACCAATACACCAAAGCGGCAAACAATTTCTTTACCAGATGCTTAGAGCGTGAATCCATTCCCTTGCATAAAATGCAGGATATAACCGTGTCCTTTTCCGACCAGGGATTTGAACTGCGGCTTGAAACCGTCGATAATGATTTCTCTCAGGAATTTGACGTGGACGAAAAAGAAATCACTCCGCTTTATTTCGAAACACATTGATATAGATATGGAAACAGCAACAAAGGAAACCATCCGGAAATGGATAGCCAACAGCGTAATACCAATGTTGGCAAACGATGATGGCGCAGTATATTACTACCGCATCAAAGGCGGAATCTCATTTGTGCTCGCTTGGATACCTTGTGATACCGATTCAGAGAACAAATTCAGTGACAACAAATATACTATCGAAGCCTCCGTCCGCAAAACCGATTCATCCTATTTTGTAGATGACTGGACATATATCGGAGAAGGTGTCACCTTACAGACTGCCGACGAAAGCAACCATTTTGCCGCCCCTGTCGATTGGATTTTAAATATCGCCTTAACCTATCTCAAACCGGAGATTTTCTACATGCTGCCGAATAACGTGCAAATCGAGTTGCTCTCCGAAATGCACACGGCAAATTTTGATTTTGGCGACTTTGACGAACCAATCGGGGACCTTCGCAAAACTTACTACGAAGTAACAGACGAAGTGGAAAAACACACCGTCGAACAAAAAATTGAAGCTCAATGCACCGCTTTTGCCGATTTCCTCGGTATTCAGTATGGAGAGATTCAATCCATGATCAGTATCACCGATTTATCCCTTGGTATAAAACATCATATCCTCAATTAACATGGAAACAGAAAAGTTTAAAATACAGAAAGAGTTGTCAGTACACCAGCGGGGTGTGATATTGCGTGGCATCTGCAACGGCGCTGCCCTCCGGAACAAGCAACCCCAAATATCAGAGAACAATACGGTTATCACCTGCCAGTTTCCGTTAAGCGTTTGGGACATTTGCAGTATTAGTTGCGATGCCGAAGCCTTCGGTCTGAAAACAAAGTTCGGATACGATGGAACCACACGTATCACATTTATCCCTCCATCTCCACAAGCATACCATTGCGACAAATGTGGCTCTACCGATGTTACCCCGGTTGCGTGGTGCAACTACTGCGGCACGCATACCACTTTGACCGGGCATAGTGAATTTATGGAGCAAATCGAGAGTTGGTGGAAAGACGGTACTACCGGAGAGGACTACGAAGTCATCACGGGCCTCAATGAATCCGACTTCAACCCAGAGAATGACAACAAGGAATTTACCGACGCCTGCAATGCCATTTGGAATACCAAAAGTGATGAAGAGAAAATAGAAATCTGGAAAACAATAACCCATAGAGAAGAATATGAATAGAGAACTTATAGAAGACCTACACCAGTATTTTGAACAGAAAACAAAACCCACTTCCGACGAGAACTATTTGCTGACAAGGTTGACTGGCGAACTTCCTTACTTTCCTATTTCATCCGTTTGCCGGGATGATTTGGAAAGCAAAGGCTTTGATGTTTCAGACGTAACGGATTCTCAAATGAAGAAACTGGCTGCCAAATTAGGCGACGATTACTGTGAACAATTGTTTTGGACAAGCATGGAAATCATTGCAGAAGACCGCTTGGAAATACCTAGGGAGATTTGCCCCAAGTGCGGAAAGAAAGCGTGTATGTACACCCCTTCCGAGCAAATCTTTCATTGTAATTCCTGTGCAAACACATGGGAAAAGGAGGAACCCACCGGACGTTACGTATTAGTGGAATTTCCCGAAAGTCCTTCTTTCTTCGAGAAACATGAACTGGGTTATCCATGCTTCAACAGCAACGATAACGGAGCCATGTACGTTCCGGAACATCTCTACCGGGCACACTTTGGAAAAGAACCGGAAGCCAATACCTTATACCGGCCGGTTCAATGGCCGGAATCGCAAACTTACTTTGAAATCGAACCCGAATCCATTGCAGCCCTCTGTGAACCGATTGAGGCAGACGCTAAATCCCTGGAAGATTTTGGAAGCTCGTCTATTTGGGTCCCTCTATGTCTGATTGCAAAATAAGAAGCCTATGTTCACCGACGAAAAAACACTCCACACGATACACGCTGACCTTGATGCCAGCGTATCCCATGGAACCATGCGTTTTCAGGATTTGATACCCGCATTCACAGAAGTAACCCGTGATACGCCCGAGTATGTTAAGCTAAGGAACATCGTGCCTGCCCATGCAGCCGAGGACGATACGGCAGAATGGTGGCACAGCGATGAGGCAGCTTCCCATTTATGCGATTTAATCGATACCCTTGATAACTACGCTCCCGAAGGCTATTATTTCGGAACACACCCGGGAGACGGTTCCGATTACGGGTATTGGAAAGTAATAAACGATTAGAAAGATGAATTATGACAGATAAGATTTTACAGATGTTCTTCGATATCGACAGATGGACGAAGGCAATTGAGAAAGGCGTATGCAAAGACATCCGGAAAGACCAGCTCATACGACTGACAGACGAGCATACCCGCCTGGAAATTGCAGACGCCATGCTGAAAGGGAAGTATGAAATTTCGCCGCCCCATACAGCGCAGATACCGAAAGATAATGGCGAGTTCCGCACGGTGTATGTGAACGAGCCTATCGACCGGGTGATATTGAGTATCGCCAACGACCTGCTTTTCGACCTGATGCCGGAGATGGTTCACAAGTCGTGCAAGTCCTACCAGACAGGCATCGGCTGTGGCAAGGTAGTTATCGAAGCCAGCCATAGAATCGTGGATGCTGCCAAAGAGGGCTACACGGGCTGGAAGTCCGATTTGAGCAAATACTTCGACAGCGTTCCGATTCGGTTTATCGACGAGGCATTCGACAAGGTGGAATCAAAGCACGGACATTCGGTATTGATTGACGTGTTAAGAAAATACTACCACTGCGACCTGTATTTCGACGAAGACAACAACATCCAAAACCATTATCAGTCACTGAAACAAGGTTGTGCCGTGGCAAGTTGGCTGGCCGACGTGCTGTTGTACGACCTTGACGAAGAGCTATCGCAGATGAACGGCTACTATGTCCGCTATTCGGACGATATGCTGTTTATCGGAGAAGATTACGAAAAAGCCATGTGTGTGCTTCAGAAACGGCTCGATGAGAAGTCCATGAAGCTCAATCCAAAGAAAGTGGAATATCTGACCGTTGACAAGTGGTTCAAGTTTCTAGGATTCAGCGTCAAGGGTAGTATGATTTCGCTATCTTCCAGCCGTATCAAGACATTCCAGAAAGAAATTGAAAAGCGGACCATTCGCAAACCTGGCGTAGCCCTGACCAAAGCCATTAACTCGGTGAACCGCTACCTCTATAAAGGTAATGGAGAGTTTAGTTGGGCGACGCAAATCCTTCCGGTGTGCAACGTAAAGAAAGACCTCGATGAGCTGAACAAGTTCGTGATGGACTGTTTACGGGCCGTCGGAACCGGTAAGCGTAAGATTGGCGGCTTGGGATATGTCAAGACAGGGAGCGATGGCTGCATTGTTCGGGGACGGGGACGTAACGTGAAAGCCAACCGTAGCAAGACCGGCCATGACATCCCCGGTTATCTGACAATTGGTTGTATGCGAAACGCCCTGTTGACAAGTAGAGCTGCATACAACACCTTGGTTGCATCATTGTAGGTTCTGCCGAGCACACGGCAAGTGGATGAAGGTGCAGGAATTTAATGTTACAGGTTGGCATACCAGAGCCTGAACGATCTTCACCGGCTTAATCATCCGGTGAGGATCGAACGGTTCTGGTTCCACCTGTAATGTATCGAGAGACTAAAGTAATGTGCCGCTTGCCTGACATCCACACTAAAAAAAACGAAACACATCGGTAAAGTTCAAGGAACATCATTCAACATCCCGCGTGTGTAACCAGCTCCTACAAAGTCTTGAAGGCCGTTAACTCACCGCCTTCAGACTCTTTCGGAGCTGGATACGCGGGAAATATCAAGAGTGTAAAGCAATGTGTCAGTGTTATGAGAACTTTATTATTATTAGCACAAAAGTGTGGTTCAAGGGATAGAATTTAATGTGCCGAGACCGATAAGCCCCTCGGCGCCGTCGGAACTCTCTAATGAGCACTCCGACGGCGCCGCTTCCGGCTACAGCCACGGCAGACATCAAATGTATATAGTAATGTGCCGGTATTCTGAGAATCACAAAAAAAATTAGCACAATGTCAAAAGTCAAGATTAGGATTTCAATAGTGCAGCTTTGTAACGACTGGGGACCGACACCCAAATAGGATGTGGTCCACCAGTCGAATAGCTGCTCATATCAAACCAATAAAGTTATGTGCCATCCTAAATGAGACTAAAAAAAACGGTAACGCAACCGAATGTTGCACAAGGAATCGGATTCAACATACAGTATTGCACTTGTATCCTGAACCTGGTAATAACCGAGGTTCAGGATACAGGATATACTGTAACTATCAGAACTATAAAGTAATGCGTCAGCGATTCAAGTGCATTTTTACTAACAAAATATTTAACAGACAATAAAATGACAGCAAAAGAAATTGAAATCGGCAAATGGTATCACCTATCGGGAGATATTGCCACCGGTTATATGGACGGAAAACCCTTTATCACACATGAAGAGGTTACGCGAGTGGTAACACGGGTAACAGATACTCACATCATTTGCGAGTGCGGCAGAAGGTTTTTAATCAATGAAAACCTGAAACTGAGTATTCCCCGCTTTAGACAAGGGCTTGAAATAAATCCGTAGAAAACATGGACAATATCTACCAAGAATCCGTTCAAGCCGCCCGGGACGGTGCAAAATTCAAGATTGACTTCCCTTCCCGAAGCCTGAAGCTAAACGGCAAGTATATCATCCAGAATGGAAAGTATGAGGGTGAACTGGGTGTGTCGGAGTGCAACGAAGATGAGTTTCTTGCAAATGTGGAAGAACTTTATCACCGCTACAAGCACTCAGTCCCCTCAGAACGCAGTGAAAGCAAATCGCGCCGGTATTTCATGGCATTGCCCGAGAGGAACCTGAGTGATGACGCCATGCTGTATGGTGAACGCCGGGACAAGGCACAGATAGAACTGGAACTATATATCCTCTGCCAAATAATCAATGGTCTCAAATGGGACCCTGAAACGATGGGCAGATGGTTTTGGCAGAGCCAAGTCGATAAGGATCTCGTGATACTCAGAAGCTGGGTAGAACCGCAGAGTAATTAACCATTTAATAATTTCAAAATGAGTAATGAGAAAAAAAGAACAAAAGTACTGTGCCCTAAGTGTGGCACAGAGTTCGCAATTCCCCAAAACGAATTCACCGCTGTAACTACAGTTATCGGTAAAGATTCCGGCCTGGGCATCGTCTATCCGGCAGTAGCCGTTCAGGACGCACCGACCAAACCGTCTAAAACAGCGCAGGAACGTATCGATGCGCTTCGCAATGCCGGTGTAGATGTAAACAACCTGTTCGCCATGAAAGGTGCCAACGGAAGCGAGTACATTGCCTCGAACAAAAATGGCAGGCTTGCGATACTGGACGACAACGACCCGATTTTCGACCATATCATTTCTCAAGGTACAGTTCCCAACCGCTGTCTGTTCAGACGTTGGGTGATGGCACAGATGTTTCACATGCTATCCTACACAGACTTCCATTCCAATGAACCGGTGGGTGTGACGGAGATGATTCATCGCCTGGGATATGAATATCAGTGGAAAATGCTGCTGAACGAGTTACATGCACAAATGAAAATGGAGGGACGGGACGCCGTGAATTTCGCAGACCGTAATCGCTGGTTCAATGCAGAGGTGGTTGTCGCTATGGCAGAGGACTATATCGCACAACTGACGAAGCGTGTCGATGCCCTGAAGGAAAGGAAGTGTAAAGGCATTCCCTACAAGCGTATCAACAACCGCAACATCTTTGTGTTGGATTTGCAAGATAAACTTTACAAGCCGTTTGGGAAGGCAATAGCACATATCAAGCAGGCAAAGAATGCCGTTCAACTCTACAATGCCGCAAAGAAATTCAATGAACTGCGGATAAGAATGGCTTGGAACACGCCCCAGTGCAAGGCATGGGTGGACGCTTACAAGGGTTCCGGTGCATTCTTCACGATGCAAAATCTTATCCGTTTCCACGGCTGTACAGCCATTGACGACAATGGAAAACGTCTGGATAAATACCAGTCGCTTGCATTCCTTTCGGCAAAAGCCGAAATGTATCAGGATGGTGAAGGCTGGCGTTTGCTTGCCGTCCTGAAGAAGATGCTAAGCGACAACAACATCGACATCAAGAAAAAAATGTCCGAGTGGCGTAAGAAATAGTTCATTTTATTGCTTGGCAAGGCACAATGTGATGGGCCAATATAATTCAGATCGTCTTCTTCAATATTATCTGAGGCAAAGCTAATGAGCTGTTGCCTCAGATATAACCAGAAGACTATTCATCAAAGAAGTAAAGACATGTCCCGTTTGGTAATCACATTATTTACCAACCACTTCAAAACATAACGACGAATCACAACAAGGCGGCGAAAACAAAAAATCACCGCCTTGTCTATTCTTAACCTACTAACAAATAAAAATATGAAACCTGAATACGAAAACCTCATCCGTGCCCTGCGGATTGAATTTACCGTGGAGATGAGGGAGGCCGACGCCAATCCCGACAAATGGTACGAACTCTACGTTGATAAAGGAGACGAAATAGGTACACATACAGTACACAGCGCAAACACCTTCAACGAAGTGGTTACCCATTTTGAAGAATATGCCGGACAATATGGCATCTCACATACCCACATCGACATTATGCACCGTCCTGATGATGCAGAAGTGGATATAAGCCTAACCCACTCAGGTAAACTCCTCAACATCCCCAAACTGGTAAACGTCCATTTCCGTATCGAATCAGGTTACGTTTGGGGTGGCGACCGTCCTGGCATGTCCAAAGAAAAAGAAGATGCTTTCTTCGCCGAAATGCGTCGGCTTTTTAGCGAAGCGGGCTACGAAATCAAACCAAGTAAATATAACGGGTGTCCCAGTATTGTCAAGGAATTCACCAACCTTTATTGTCACCCTATGGACCTTTCCGGTTATTGCGAAGAAAACCGAATCCCTGAAATCGAATCTATTCTTGCCAAAGGAACCACTTTCCACCACCGTTGTACCGACACCTATAATCAGGTCTATCCATACAATCGGGAACAGGAGACCGAATACTACCGGCTGACTTTTCGTGAACATATCCAAACCCGTCTGCTTTCTCTCTTCACCACCAAGCGACGCAACCTTTATAAATCACCAAGGGAAGTAATTGAACGGCTCATCAATGGAATCCACATTGACACAATTGAACGTACTACCGGTAGGTCCTATGCCAATCCTTGTGAAATCTACATCACCGAATTATATAAAGAAATGGTAAACAAAGGTCTGTTAATCGAGGCTGAAAAACAAGCTGGCGTATGCACAATCAAACTCTGCCGCTCAGCCAATGCCAAGGAACTCAAAGCCCTAAACATAAACGTAATCACATAGAAAAGGCATGAAGGAAATTAATAAAAAACTACCCATCTATAAACAAGCATGGGATTTAACGGATAACTTTAAGGAAATCGGTATAAAATGTGTCTATAATGAAAGAAGCAGGAAAGTGTACTTATCATTACTGAATGCTCCTATTTTAGTCGAAGGTATATCAGAGGCGCAAACAACTTTGGTCGGTGTCTTTAATTCGTTTGGCTATGTACGGGATAATTTTCAGGATTTAGCTGACGAATACAAACGTATGTATAAAACCGTTTATTCAGACAACCCTGAAATGCTAAAATACCTCGAACAAACAGATACAAGCAATACGGTTCCCGAATAAGCAAATTATAAAAAATCAAGCACGGTATTGTACATACAACTGAATTGGCGGCGGACAAAAGTCCACCGCTTTTTTTATTCTTAAAAAATACCCCTATGGCAAAACAAAAATTCCCCGGTCTGAACAACATGACCATCGACGAAGTACGTGTCATGGCAAGAGTTTGCAAAAACGATGGCTACGACACCGAAAAAACGTTGGAGCTCGTCACCTGTATCGACGACTGTCTCACTATTCTGCGAAGCGCAGCAATGATTAACTGCCACCGAGGAAATCAGAGAAGGAGAGTGACGGCAAGGAAAGTTATAGAATCCCGCATTTTGAAAGCAAAATTTTAAAAGTTATGGCACGTAAAGGACTATCCACAACCGCAGATTACCTTCCATTCGATGAATTGAAGAAACTGTTCGAAGGGCTTCACAGGGATAAACTCTACAAATGGGAAGCCTATTGCAAAGTTTCGTATTGCACTGCATTCCGCATTTCTGATGTCCGCACAACAACGTGGAAGGATATCCTCCACCAAAGCGAACTCATTAAGATGGAACAAAAAACGAAAAAAAGCCGCCTGATAACATTCAGCCAGGAAATAGCAGATAACATCGCACAAATATACGAGCTGGCCGGTTCTCCCGACCTGTCTTTATCGGTGATATGCAATCCGCATACGCGGCAACCCTATTCAAGAGAATATATCAACCGGCGCCTGAAATATTTCCAGGTCCGTTATCAAATAAAAATCCGGCACTTTTCCACCCATTCTTTCCGGAAAACATTTGCCCGGAACACTTTCGAGGCAAACGGAGGAACGATGAAAGCGCTTTCGCTGATTCAGAAAATCCTCAATCACAAGAACCCTCAAACCACCCTGATTTATATGGGCTACGTGCAGGACGACATCAACGAAATTTATAATTCACTTCATTTTTAATAACAACCAATATGAATCATATAGCAACCGTAACAAGCGGCACAGATATGCTCGCCGTTTTCGACAGCATTCAGGTAAACAACGAAGAGAAAATCTCTGCCCATGACAAAGCATTCTGTGAACACCAGCAACAGCTACTCGACGTTTCACTCGACCGGATAGATAAATGGTACACCTTCTTTCGCCGGGAAGCGGAACACTACAAAGATAGCCACCGCATAGCCTTCCAACCCAACGGCTCGGTAAAAACCAATCCGCCATACACTCCGCACGGCGATTGCCCTTCGGGGTATCAGGAATACGAGTTCCTGCCGTTTGACCTGCTTAACCAGCTCGTCAAACAACGCCGGAATGCAATCATCCGCTTCGGCAGGACTATTATATCCTATTTCAACCGGACTTATGCCCTAAGCGTCAACTACGAAGAACCCGACAAAGAAACACTGCCGGTTACTTTGCGCCCCAGTTACCTCTCTTACGTCGATCAGGTAATTGGCCATCTGGGAGGCAAAAACTTCCGGGAAACAGCCGAGGAAGAAATCATCAACCGTTTCCACAAGAATGTACTCGGCCCATACAAGAAAATGCCCGAACTCAAAAATGGGAAAATCATCTTTTACGATGTTACCCGCTTCGATGAATTCTATATCAAGAACTGCCAGCAATATCATGTGTCCTACAGTTATGAAAATGGACTCGAATCTCTTTGCGAAGGCATCGCTTGGGCAGGTAACGACAGTTTGAATGGAAATTCAAATATGATTCTTGCTTTCGACTCCCATAGTGTAGATATTACCCAACCTTATTCTATCCATGCCGGTGAAGCCGAAAAAATGAAATTCTACAAAAATGGGCGAATCGACGTCTTGTTCTCCTCACAAGCGGCTGCCGAAACAGCCTATAAAAAACTACGATTACATAAAATAAACTATCCCAATAATTAATCATGTACCAGGTTATCCCTCAAACAATACCCCAAAATCGCCGGGCAGAAATAAACGAGAAAATATTGTTCAGCATAGACACCGGCAAAGAGCTGGTAACGGCAGAAACAATTTTCAACTGTTACACCGGCATTGGCGGCTTGCATCACCTCAAGCAAGAAGATTACCCCTCTTACCACGAATATGCACAGGCGAAAAAAGAAATCGAAATGGGACAATTCTTTACCCCGCATGAAATCTGTCGCCAAATGGTTGAAGCCATAGCTCCCGAACCGACAGAATTAGTCCTGGATATGTGTTGCGGCATGGGCAATTTCTTCAATTATCTGCCGAACCAGTACAATGCCTACGGATTCGACATCGACCGTAACGCCGTCAAGGTGGCTCGCCATTTATACCCGCAGGCAAATATCAAAACCGCCGACATCTGTGCGTACAACCCCGAAGTCAAATTCGACATCGTAATCGGGAACCCGCCTTTCAACCTCGATTTTGACGGCACGCCGTCCCAGTTTTATTACACCAACAAAGCCTACTGGATGCTCAACCCAACCGGTTTGTTCATGTTCATCGTGCCTTGTTCTTTTTTGCAGAGTGAATTCTGGGATAAATCGAAAATCAGGGTGGTAAATGACGACTTCTCCTTCATTGGGCAGACAAAACTGGACCCAAATGCCTTTGCACCGGTAGGCGTCCACAATTTCGACACCAAAATTATGGTCTTCATGCGTGCCTCCCAACATATCACCATGCAAGCCTACAATGCCGGAGAATTTGTACCGATGGACGAGCTGAAACAACGCATTACGGCCGCAAGGGAAATACGCAAAAACTTGAAACTGAAACTCCACCAGGAATCCTGCGCCGAAACAAAAGCCGAAAGGGAAGTCTTCGAGTTTAAGCTGAAAAAATACCTTTTCGAACTGAAGGCACATCCGCATCTACAGAAACACTACAACAAAGCAATTGCACTTGTAACCAAATTCCACAACCAGCAGCCACCTGAAAATTGCACGGCGGAAGAACGAAAGGCATGGGAGAAAAAGAAACTTACATACGGTAAAGTTCTCTCTGTCATCCACGGTTACATCAAACGCCAAAACATCGTTCCCCGTAAGGAAGTTGCCCTGGTCAAAACAAATTATGGCTTTCGGCTCAAAGGTTATGCCCCCCGCTTGCTCGACGGAGTAGAACAGAAATACGCTCCCCTGAACAGGCTTATCATCGACGAAGCAGAACTGCCCGAACCGCCCGAAATGACGCCGGCGCTTCGAAAACAATACGCCGCCGCAAGAAAATTCATAGCCCGCAAGAAAAGGGAATATGAACTTCAAAGCAGCAAAACTCTCGATATGGAACGACAGCCGGAATTGGATGCAAAAATCAGCTCCCTGTCATTCTATAACAAACAAATGGATGCCTGCCGTTTCACACCCCTGCAACAACACGATATGGGATTAATCTTTCAGAAACGCTACAATCTGCTCAACTGGCAGCAGGGCAGCGGTAAAACGGCTGTGGCATACTATTACGGCAAACACGTTCACGAACAGCAACAGGTTAAGAACATTATCGTTCTGGCGCCTGCCATCGCCGTCCACCTGACATGGGTTCCTTTCCTCGAACGGCATAACGAGAAATATATCATAGCTACTAAACCCGGACACCTGGAAAATATATCGGACGGCACCTTCGTATTGGTTTCACTCACCATGCTGGACGATTTGAAACGAGCGTTCAAACGGTTTCTTAAAATACGCTCGCAGAAAGTCTGCCTGCTGTTTGACGAATCCGATGAAATAACGAACCCGGCGACAAAACGCACCAAACTGACACTTTGCCTTTTCCGTCGGCTACGTTACAAACTCCTCGCCACCGGTACAACCACCCGAAACAATATCGGGGAGCTGTACAGCCAGTTCGAACTCATGTATAACAACTCCGTCAACATGATTTGTTATGCCAAAGACATCTACTACGAAAACAGAGAACACGAAATTGTAAGGGAGGATAATTCCCACTATCTCAAACCCTTCCCCGCAAGGGGTGGAGCCACGCTCTTCAAATCGTGTTTCTGCCCCGGAAAAGCTACCGTATTCGGCATCGAGAAACACAACCAGGACATCTACAATCAGACATGCCTGACCGAACTGATAGATAAAACCATCATCACCCGTAAATTCAAGGAATTTGCAGGCGACAAATACGAAATCGTTACCCGGACAGTCAAACCCGGCGAAGGAGAGAGAGAAGTATACAAAACCATTCTCGAAAAATTCCACGAAATACTCCATCTCTACTTCAATCCGATGAAGGACAAGAAAAAAGAATCCCAGCTTCGTTTGGTACGGCAAATCATGCTCCTGATTAAGGCCTGTTCCGTTCCCCAGTACATGAAAGGCTACTACGGTGAAAAATATCCCCGGAAAGCGAAAAAGATAGAGCAAATGCTGAAATACGAGATGCACGGCAAAGTGGCTATCGGTTGCACCTCTCTCGATGCTGTGGGAATGTATAAGGAATACTTGTCCGAAAAATTCCCGGGCCGACCGCTGTTTGTCATCCGGGGGAATGTCGATTTCAAAGTACGACAGCGTATCCTCGACAAGTTTGAAAAATCTGAAAACGGGCTGCTGGTCTGTACCCAACAGAGCTTGAAAAGCTCGGCAAACGTTCCCAGTTGCGAGGACATCATCATCGAATCCCTGCAATGGAACATCCCCCGCATGGAGCAATTCTATTTCCGCTTCATCCGCCTCGATTCCGAGGGAATGCGCCACGTCCATTTCCTTACCTACGAGGATTCCATCGAGCAGAACCTCATGGCATTGGTACTGACAAAAGAACGGATCAACGAATTTATCAAAAGCGGCTCCGTTAAGGAGGAATCCGAAATCTTCGACGAGTTCGACATTTCCCCGGATGCCATTTATACGCTTTTTCGGCGGGAACGGGACGACGAAGGCAACTTCCATATCCGCTGGGGAGAACAACGAGTAAGTTAAATTATAAATCACTGAAATATAAACAATATGAACCTATACATCGGAAAAATTCAGAACGACGGCGTTGTCAAATACATAGCCTTACCTTACCGGGAACAATATCAGGATGTTTCCCGGATACTAAAAACTTTTTACCCTACTGACGCCCGTGTAGATGCGCTTCTTAATTTAGGCAATCTGGTAAACCTCCAACCATCCCCCTACAATAAGTGGAAAGGAGGTGTGGATAAGGTACACTGCCGGGCAGAAATTCGAGACGACGGTGAGAAAAAAGGCAAACACCTGCCGCAATTTGCCGACACCCTCGAAGACTATGCCCGTTTGAACGCTTTTTTATTCCTCTTCCAGAATGGTCGCTGGCATTTCAGAACCCCAAAAGGATTTGAAGACCTGGCAACTGCTGCTGTTATATTTCAGAATCCCCAAGATGACTTCATAGGAATTAACTTCTATGAACTCTCCGAAAAAGGAGAAATGAACCCCGTTGCGACAAGTCGGTTCTTCGGTTGGAAAGACATACAGGTCAAAGCTGTCACCGACAACAAAACCTATTATGCCTTTCGGGGCGATAAACTGATAACTACAATAAATCATCCGTTAAAATATTAAAACAATGAAAAAGGATATAGATATATGCAAGGCCATCGCCAACCTGCCGGAAGAGCTTATCACTTCCGAAATTGCAACAGCAGGTGTCGAAGAAGGGAAAATTGAGTTACTCGACCATTTACCCCACAAATACCTCACCGGCGCAGTCATTCTCAGTATCATCAATAAAAATGAAAAGTCATACAGTTGGCAGACCTTCAGCCTTTCACGTATTCCGGAAGAACTACGCACCCAGGAAGTATGCGACTTTGCCGTAAATAAAGACATTGCCAACTTTTCCTACGTCCCGGCGAAAAGCAGAACTTCCGAAATGCTCAAAAAAGTGGTGTCAGATATAGACAAGGGTATCCGATACCTGCACCTGTTTCCCGAACCACTCTGGGATATCACACTCGCCTATACCGGTATAAACGACGCTTATTCCTGTCATACTCAAAACTATCACTACCGGGGAGGGTATCACACCACCGGCAAAAACGACATCAGAATGGTGCAGGTATTCCTCACCTTTGTTCCGGCAACAATCAAAACCCGGAAGTTTTTCGAGGGCCTGTTTGTCAACACTAAACTATCCCCCGAGCACATTGACCTGCTCACCCCGGTAAAATACAAACGCCGGTCATACTACATGCAGATGGCAACCCGGAAATTCAGTCTGATACCCCAAAAACAATACAGCTATGAAATATTCATGGCAGCAATGACCGAAAATTCCAAAACCTCAGTCAATGATTTGTTTTCCGAACAGGTAAAGCCGCACCTGCTTGCCTGCTTGGACAATACCATGGCCGACCGCATTGTCACGGTCAGCGCAGAGCATTTCAAAATACTGCCGAAAGAGTTCCAGACTTCCGAACGCCTCGAACGGGCAATTGATTCCTTCAACGGTCACTATGGCTACAATCTGGCCGATAGCACCTACCGGCACTTGTTCACCGAACCGGTGTGCCGGGCATTCATCCGCAAAGACAGGCATTATCCCGAATTTCCCAAACTGATATGGACACCTGCTTTTGTTGAATATTGCTTGCAGCACGGCCCGTCATTCAATTGGTTCGAACAAATGCCCAAACACCTGCAAACTCCCGACATTGTATATAAAGCACTCGAAAAGAACTCAGGTTGTCTGCCACATGCACGTCCTGAACTGATTTCTCTTGAACAAGCACAGAAGTTGTTTCGGCAGTCCGAATACACCCACAAATACATTCCTGTACATTTCTATACGGATTTTGTCGAACAAACCGGATTACCCAAAGAGTTTTTCGGGGGAGAAACCAGCTTTCACTCATTCAGGGAAAGCAAGCTAAACTATACCTATTGCAAACTGGGACATTGTTACCTTGGTTTCTACCAATACGGACACCATGGTTCTCCGGCCCGTCTGATAATGACACGCCGTACTCCGCATTCCATCCGCCCCGAAACGGTGTTCGACCGTACCATCGGTACATACCATTCCACTTGGCTCGAAAAACTGATTGCCGATTACGATTCCTGCTTTATAAAACCTTCTATTACAAAAGGATTGAAAGAATACCAGATTAACGGATACTACACCGTGGAAAAAGTGGAATCCTACAAGGCACACACCATTTACGTCAACACCTTGCTCGGTGAAAGAATATCCTACTCGGTTAAAATAAACGGCAGAGTAGAATTTTTCCATCAAATCAATAACTTAAAACAAGAAATAGATGAAACAGAACAACAAAAAACAATCGTCTCCCAGTCTCAGCACCCGGATTTACAACGAGTTGCTGTATAAAGTCGATACCCGCCGGGGCGCACCCATGGGACGCCCCAATATCGGCGACCGTTCACAAGTCACAGACCAACGAATCTACTGCCGTCGGGTATATCTCCCCATCGACGGCGCCTACGACAAAGGAGGTGCTTACTGGGGATGTGGCGAACCGCTCTATGTCGAATTTACACTCGACAAATCCTATGTGCATTTTTTCAGAAAACCATAATTCTGGATTAAAAATCTTAATCAGCAACTACAATGAATAATATCAGCGACCTGACGGCCTCCGTATCGGCCATCTTAAAAAACAATAACCTCAATGAGCTCTCACTGGGCAACATTGACGAACTTTCTGACCCCACTTACATAATCTGGTGGGACAACAACTGCACACCTTACGAAGACCCGGTTATCAAAGTAATGAGCGACACCGACGGCCTCTCCTTCGAAGTCGATGACCGTAACTTTGGTAACACCGTCACCGTCCAAGATTATGACATCGACCAGGTAGAATGGTGGCAAAGCATTCATGCCAACATGCTGGAAGTACTCCAGCGTGACGGCATTCACCGTTGTCCGGCTTGTGGAAAACCGGTCAAAGCCCACCAGCAATTTTGTTCCGATTCCTGCCGGAAGTTTGCAACCTCAATTCAAGACATTGCAAAAGTGGAAAGTAACCACACTCAACTTGACGAAGGACGCTATCATAAAATAAAGGAATTGCAAGCAAAACTGCAAACTGAACAGAAAGCGCTACTCATCGACCTGCTCAAACAAAACGGAGGGCATATCACGTCGCATCCCGTTCCCGATGATGATGAAGATGTCGAATATCCGGTTACAATGGCATTTTACGGAAAATACGATAACCCGAATATCAGCATCACAGATGTATATCTGAATGAACACGGAGAACCTTATGTTGATGGAATTGATGAAGCAACCGGTTCCGTTGAGCGGGAATTTCAAGTCTATCCCGAACAAATTTCCTGGGTGCTCGACTTTCTCGCGATAGCCCTTGGTTTAAAAAGAATAGAAATTACCGACGACTTGGCCACGGCACACAGGGAAGAAAGCATAGGAACCCCGATCAAGTATGAAAATGAAACAGATACCACAACTTCTATCTGGATGCGCCTCGGTGTTACCGTCACAGGAAGCAAAGAAGAAATCGAAAAAATATTGCAGGGTGATGAAACTGTGCTCGCCTGTCTTCTCGGAAAAAGAAAATTCAACATTAACGGTGAAACGTATGTTCCATCGAGCTGTATTGAGGAATATAACAGCGAAAATAAAACCTCTTTCGAGGAAGAAGATATTGAATTCCACTCCCTGAATGTATAATCTTAAAACAAACAATATGACTCCACAAGAACAAGCAAAATCACTTACCGATAAAATCATCGCCAACCTTTGCCGAACCACGAAACGACCGGAGGAATGGCTTCCTCACATCGTATATGTCGAAGAAGAAGGGGATTATCCGGTATATAACCGTTATGAACTCATAGATTACGCCCCGGATGGAAGTTGTACGCTCTATAATACCCGGACAGACAGCTGGGAAAACGGCTTCCATCTCAGCGAAATCAATATCGACTGGCTTATCACCGTATGGAACCGCTACATCGAACTTTGTATCGGGCAAGGTATTTGGAAAGACCGGGCAGTTGAAATTCTCCAAAAAGAAACAACTGTCGGCGAAGTAAAAATTCGTGAGTTTATTGAAGAGCATTGGCAGAACTTGTTGCTTGACGAAGACAATATCGAAGTCTTTAAACAATTTAATAATTGACATACTATGTTTATATCCAAACGACTATCACGCATATTTCATAAATCCGGTGCCACAGTCCTCTTGGACGACGGTCCGGACATGGAAGACCGCCCACGCATCGTTATGCGGAATGTAGAAACAACCTGGGGCAGGCACGAACCGACCGGGAAAAAAGGCGGCATCTGTTTCGCATCGCTTTCGGACGGCAGCACACACATTTCTTATTCGGAAATTTTAGGTTATCACACCGGTAACGAGGCCAGTATTCAAAGCCTGCTCCTCAAAGAGCTTATTTGGCGCAAAAACAAAATCCCCTACGGCGAGTGGCCGGATTTCATACGCATGGCAGCGCAAGCCCTGCTGAATTTTAGACCATCCACAAACCCGCATATCACAGTCGATAAGCTGGTAACGCCAATATATCGGTACAAAGACAACTGGTATGGCGAACGGCATGATTTTGTCCGTCTGTGTGACGCAAAGAAAAACGCATTGACCGAAACGGGCACGAGCGTAACAATATATTCTTACCGAACCGGGCAAATCGTATGTATTGCTCCGGCATCCGGCTATTGCCCGCCATAAAATGACATCGGCAGAATATCGTTTCCGCCTCCCTATTCACCCTGCAAAACAACTGCTTCGATTTACCATCATTCCAATAACTCATAACACCCACAATCATGGAAATCAAACAACTAATCGACGCTTACCGGCAACGAACAGACGCTTACTACAAAGAAATAGAACAAGCCTGTGCCTCACGCATCAACGGACAAAAGCTAAAAATCCCGCCTGCACCCAGCTATCTCATGGAAGTAATCATTCCCGTTCTCCGTAACCTGGCAAAGAACATGCCGGGCTACAAAATTAAAATACCCGACCCCAAAACCTATTTCCCCATAAAGGGCTATTATAGAATCAAAGTGGGAATTACCACCGTTGGAGGCTTTGCCGTTCCAGAAAAAGAGGACTATTCCCTCTATTTCGTACCCATGCGGCATGCAAAACCTTCCTCCGGAAAACATATAATCATGAATACTGAAAAATTAGTGCAACTTATTATAAACCAATTAAAAACGAAGTAACTTAATTCACAAAAAAACACTATATTTGCCTACTATTCAGTATGATAGTCATGCTGTAATGCTTTCGTTAACAGGCAAATATGGGAAAATGAATGTATATACTGGAAAATGAAGAAAAAATTAATGAACAAAGAACTCTCCATACTTTCGGACATCCTGAAAGTAAACGTGGAGTTTCTGACCCAAATAAGGGGAGTACTGGACGTTACAAAAGTCCGGCGTATGCTGATTGAAAAAGAATACCAGGATAATGTCAGGGAAAAGAAATACCAAAAAAAGCAGATAATTGCGGCGTTAATGGTAAAATACGGCTTATCCCAAAGCGGTATTGAACAGATTATCTATGCCAAAGTCAGCAACAAAGAGAAGCACTGTACCAAATGCGGCGCAGCCATAAGCAAATATAAATGGACTCATAACAGTGGCGTATGCGATACTTGCATACAAAAAGAAATCAAGCAAAATGGAAACAAAGAATAAAACGATAGAAGTGCTCCAACAAATGAAAGCACGCAGGGGAAACGATACCATTATCCTTTTCCATAACGGCGATAACTTCGAAGCATACGTTGGTGATGCGCAAATCATCGCCGCTGAACTTGGGCTGGAAGCATTCGTCCGGAATGAACTGCTTACCATCCGTTTCCCCCGGGATAAACAGGAAGAATACTCCAACCGGCTGCTCGACAAAGGATATGCCGTCTGTATATCCGAAATGCGCGACGCCTCCGGCAATTTTATAACCGATATAGCTGTTGAAAATGAATAAGTTAGTCGAAGTTGTCAATAAAGGTTGCCTGCTTGTGGGACTCATCGGAGGAACAACTTCCATGATTATACTCATAGTAATAATTGGCATATTCAAAGAATGTATCGGCCCCAAAGAAAACCCGATGGACGTAAGCATCATGAAACAAAGGGAATGCTACGACCGTCATGTCATCAAAGACAGCACCGGAGTAGGATTTGAACTCCTTTGGTACACGACCAAGCCCGTAACCCCTAAAAGATTGGATGAAATCCGGTCACGCGAACCTATCCGAAAGGCCCAGCGCCAATTGTTACAGGAAGCCGCCGCACATTTCAATCACGACTTCTTCCATACGGACATCTATGACTTTGCCCGCTATGCCCGCCAATTCGATGTGGACCCCGATGTACGACTGGTGAACATGTTCGTGTGCGGAGAAAGGCTCGAACGGCAATACCTCCAACCCAACCCCAATCTCCCGGACGGCTGTACAGAATACAAATCTTCCACCCAGCAAGGCATCCTCTACCTCGAAGAACACGATATTTATCCCTATAATCCTGACGCGGGTCCTACATATAGATATTGGAAGTGCAAGCAAACCTCCACAACAGACGAACGTTACACCCATTTTACCCACAGCGAATATATACAGCGTTAACACCCTCTTTTACTGTATATACAAGCCGTAACACACAGAAAATTAATACAATAAATATTTGGCTGCTTGCCGGAAATAGCCTAATTTTGCCGTTCGTTAGAATAAAAATTGAATGATAAACAGTTTGTAAATTGATAGAAAAAAGATGAAACAGATGGTTTAAAAATGACAGTAGAAACAACGCAAATCAAATTTGCGCAATCAGAGGCAACGGGTGAACTGATAGGATTCGTATCACGCCACTCTAAAACTCAAAAATTGATGGGAGTCCGGGAAGATTCCCGTTTTGGCAAAAAAATATGTGTACTTTCCGAAGAACTGAAAGGCACTATACAACCAAACAAACTTTATGCCGTTGAACTAAAAGCCATGCACAACGGTTCAGGGTATGTGGTCGTCTCGGCGAAACCCATACTATTCAGCGCACAGGTAGATACGCTGATTATTCCCAAAAGCATCTACCAGGTCACCGTTACATTCGGAAACAAAGTAGTCTTCTTCGACCCCAAAGACGGCAAAAGCGCTTCCAGCCGCACATTAGCCGGAGTAATCAAACTGTTGCGGGAACGGGAGGACATAGAGAATCCCGACCTTGTAATCGAAGACCTTACCCGGCAGGCTGCCCAACTTGTCCGGAGAATGGAAAACGACGGGTTCATTGTCCCCGATTATACACTGAAATGAATCGCCCCCAATCAGGCATCGCAACGGACGGAGCCCATTCAGTCAAGAATGGGCTCACCCGTTTCAGAGCCGTAGATATTGCCACCGGGAAAGAATTGTTCTGCACACAGTTAGGCAATCAAACCATCAACATAGGTGAGTTTCTGGGAGTAGTGGAAGCCGTGAAATACATCATCAGAAACAATTACGAACCCCAAATCATCTATACCGACAGTATGACGGCTATCGCATGGTTCAATGCCCGCAAAACAGCTTCCGGGAAAAAATATCCCGCCCTCAGACAAGCGGAGATATTCCTTAAAGCCTTTGCCTCCCGTATTGGAAATATCGAGGTGAAACACTGGGACAACCGGCTATGGGGAGAAATCCCTGCCGACTTCAACGAAAAATAATTGATTGATTTTAGATTGTTAATTGACCGGCTTCTCCCTGCTGTGAAGCCCGGAGAAGCTCTTTTTTAACAATAGGAATATGGCAAAAATAAAATCGGAATCAACAAAATACATAACCATCAAGGAAACAGAATACTTGCAATTGATTGAAAACACAATGATTGTCGAAGCACTGAAAATAGCCGGAGTAGAGAACCTTCCCATATACGAGGCTGTCCGGCATATCTTGGATGATAAACGGGTACAGATACACATCAAACCCCTATGTACCAGATACTCATTCTGAAATACAACAAATCCCTTGGTCGATTCAACACCAACCAAGGGATACTTAAACATAAATTCAAGCCACAGAACTCTTAAAAGCCGTGCCTTTCAATTCCATAATTTATTTGCCCGGCAAATCTACCTTGCGGGTATAAAAGCCGACATTTGCCACGTACTGATTGGAACGACCGAATACTGCGCATATACCGTAGCCTTCTTCAGCCTGGAACTCGAAATTTCCATTGTTCAATGGCATCCCGGCTGTATGTTTTCGACCTTTATTGGTAATGAAAACTAACGATCTCAATAGCTCTTCACCATTATAGTAAGTGAACGAACCGGCTACTTTCACGATGTATTCATCCGGCATCAATACAAATTCTTCACGGTTTCCACCGGAACCACCATGAGCAAGTGAATATCCGTCATAAGAAAAACCAAAAGAGTCAATTACTTCTCCCGAGCGTGTAATGATACTTCTCGGAAAGGGTAAATTGTGATCCGTACAAGTCTCAATATCGTCGAATTCTCTCCCATAAGAACGGTTATTTCCGAAGAAATAGAGTTTCGATTTTTTGAGCGACTTCATTAAAGACATTATATCCATAATACAATAAATTGTTCCTACTCTGTTTAATATTGGCTTTTCGGAATCCGCCAGCAAACCTACGCTCCAAAATTAGTGCAATCATAATCCATAGTTCAATCTGTTTTCCAAACCACAACTAGTATCTTCCTGAATAAATGATTACACATTAAAAAGACTTTGATATTCAATTTATTAACGTTTCGGAAAACAGCAAGCGTTATTCGGAGTATATACTTTAATGATAAGTTATTTCTTCCTTTCTTATTCCGCAATTTTAAATAATAAGACTTATGGAAGATACAAAACGACATGAATTACTGATTGTGCTTCCCCCGGAATTAGCAAATTTAGCAGTTAAAGTATTTTGGGGACAAAACGAATTACAGTGTAAAATAGGAATATCAGAAGATATTTCTTGGGAACAATCCGTTTCTTCCAAAATGGACAAATATGTGTTTGTTTGGAACAACGACCACTACACAAAGATAGCTTTCAGCGATATAATCTTTTTAAAAGCCGACAGAAGCTATTGCGAGATACACTATGGCAATGATGAATTCATTCTTATATCATTCCCTCTATCCTCTACACAAAGCATACTTCCGCCTACGGATTTCATTAGGGTCAACCGTTCCTATATCGTGAACATGAAATACGTTCAACGCCTCGTTGGAAACACGCTATTCATAGGAAAACTTTCATTGACGATAGGACGCGACTATCGGCATGATGTAATAAGCCGATTTCACTTCTTGGGGATTCGTAAAGGTACGCCGCTTCGGAAAACATAGACTGTTCCTCGGAAAACGGATTACTCTGCGAATAAATTCCTTTGTACTTTCGGAGCGTAAACCTACAGAAGAAAATTAGTTTAAACAATTAAAATTGAAATCATTATGGCTATTGACACAACTCCTTCGCAAGTAGCAACCAGTGCGTTGCAGGCGATTCCCTTTGGCTCCATTATTGGAGGTCCGTTAAACGCATGTATCGAAGCGCAGGCTCAGGCCGCGTTGACATCTTGGAAATTCATTGATGCTGTCGGATTGATGACCGATAAAAAAACCGGCGAAAAGAAAACCGTAAACGTATCGTTCCAATTCATGCAAAATGGCCGCATGGCACAAATCAATGTGCCTTTGCTCACCATCGTGCCCATTCCTTACATTGCTATTCAATCGGTAGATATAGCTTTTAAGGCAAACATTTCGGCTTCTTCATCTTCTACCTCTGAAACAAGCTCTTCAAGTGCGCTTGATGCAGAATTAGGAGCGAAAGCCAAAATCGGATATGGACCTTTCGGTGTTTCCGCTGATATGAAAGCAAACTATTCCAGTAAGAAAGATTCCAAGTCAACGCAGGAATCAAAGTACAGCGTTGAGTACACAATGGATGTGGCTGTGAAAGCCGGGCAAGACAGTATGCCCGCCGGCTTGGCTAAAGTACTGGAACTGCTCAACGGTGCTATGGATGTTTCCGACCCGAAAGGAACACTGGAAGTGAGCGATACCAATGTAAAATTGGTTGAAGGCGAAAGCGCACAAATAATCGCGACCTACAAAAACAGTGAAGGTCTTTTCAAACCCGAAGACATTAAGGTATCAGGCGGTCAAAAAGCAGCGATTGAAATCGACGGCAACAATGCAATCATTACATTAAGCAGTAAGGATGACTACACCATTACTGCCGGCACAGACAACAATTTGACTGTTCATGTCGAATAGTTACGGAGAGTATTAACCTGTAATACATTAAGTTTATGGCTCAATTAAGTAAAATAGTCAGTTCAATACTGCGAGATATGGTATTAGCCCAGCATGAGGCAAACCTCTATGCCGCAAGTCTTGCCGGTTCGTATCGGAAAAATGGGAAAACGGAGAAATTCATTCTCCCGGCAGTAGCTTTGGGAGAACTCGAAATCGAGCTTCATTACGGAGTAGCGGACGTTTCCAAAGAAAGTGAACAGTACGAAATCAATTATCCTGAATTGCGCAAAATGGTTTCCAAATTAGCATATCAACTGGCGCAGACACTTATTGACAGCGTTATCACAGTGATAAACAGCGCTGAAGAAATAACAGACATCAAAGGTTTATCCCTGATTGAAAAACTGAAAACAGATAAGAAAACAAAGCGAAAATTTACATCTTTCTTGAGCCATAAACTTTTTAGTTATCTCCAGTTGGACTTTGCCACTTTGTTGGAGGAAAACGGAAAGTTGAACACAACCTTGTTATGCGATACCACTTTAAAAATAGGAGAAGAATTTTTGCTCGATAATCAGGAATTAGAAGGCATGTTTTCATCGGATACCGGCGAAGAAACCCGGGCTATGGTAAAAAACAAAATGGAACGGGATATAAATAGTATCGTGCCACGGCTGACCTCAAATATGGATATATGGCACAAAAAGGTACTTCCCTCACTCGATGTCATAGTCGCCTCTGAAGAACTTGATAACTTTTCAGAAGGATGTATCCAGGCGCTTCGTTTTAAGGTGGCTCCTCAGCGACTGCAACTCGACCAACCTGCCGTTTCACAAGAAGATCAATTATAAGCGAAAGGAGGAATCGAATGGATAAAGAAAAGAATGTAAAAAGAACCAGTAATCAGGTCATGGAACTGAAACAACTGATTTCAGGACCGTTGGTTGCTACTATAGATGCCGATACCATTTCATCACAGCGTTATTTGCGATACCTGTTGGAAATCGCATTTGAATCCTATGACCGGAAAACAGGAAAGACCGGGAAACTCCGGATACTCACTTTTAGCTACCAAAGTAATGAAGGCGGCCAAAATCGTACACAACAAGTCAGCATACCCTTGCTGACTTTGGTTCCTCTGCCATTGCTGCAAGTACAGGAAGCCGATTTTGACTTTGACATACAGATTATAGATGCTGTAACAGAGGAAAAAGAACGCAAATTCTCACTTGCTAAGGGAGATGTGGAAGCACCCGAAGAGGATACGGAACCCGAACTGAAACTTCGGGCATCGCTTGCTCCGCAACAAAAAGAGGGCAACGTAAAAGGAAGTGTGCATCAAGGACTGACCGCCAACATGAAAGTGCATGTAAAAATGCGCCAGGCGGATATGCCCGGTGGACTGTCCAACCTCCTGAACTTGACAGCTAACAATATGCAAATAGAAGAAGAAAAGTAATATATTAATAAAAGCAATATGAATCCTGAAAAAATCCCGGGAATTGACTGCCCCCGTTGCGGTAAATTCATACAAATATCCATAGCGGAATTATTGGCAGCACAAAATATCCGTTGCCCCCATTGCCAGTTACAATTGACAATCAACCGAAGTCAATCGGAAAGTGCGCTGCAAGCACTGCGGAAAGTGGAAGAGGCCCGTTCAAACGTTGAAAAAGCAAGAAATTTCAAGCGTTAAACTTATCCGATATGCTGTCATTCAGTTTTTTGTTTCGTCTGTTCCGTCTGTTGTCTGGCTTTGGTTATAAAAATCGAGCGTTTACAAAACAAAAGACAACCCAGTATAGTATTCTCAATCAAAAGAGTACGATTATAGCTACTTGGCATATAATAATGCAAACCGGGCATAAAAAAGAAACGGTTTGGCTTAGCATAGAACGAACGACAGTCTCAGACCATAGTAATAACAAAAAAGAAAAATCAACGAATAAAGTAAAAAAGTGTATGCAAACAATTAGATTAAACTCAGCCGGTCCCGATGTAAAGCTCCTACAGGAATTTTTAAATGAATGGGGATATCCGGTAAATATTGACGGTATATTTGGACAGAAAACCCATGAAGCCGTTTGTCTGTTTCAAAAATCGCAGCGGCTCAACCCCGACGGATGCGTTGGACAGAAAACATGGCTGGCATTACAAAACTCCGAAGCATTGGCCCTAAAAGAATTATGTCTGAAAGAAACAGACTTCCAAAAGGCAGCGGAAATCCTCAATGTGGAAGTTGCAGCTATCAAAGCGGTACAAGAAGTTGAAACCGGAGGTAAAGGAGGATTTCTGAAAAAAGAATTTCCTGCCATTCTTTTCGAAGGGCATATCTTTTGGAATGAACTCAAAAAGAGAAACATACAGCCGGAAACACTTGTATCCGGCAACGAAGACATTCTTTATCCCAAATGGACGAAAAGCTATTATAAAGGCGGAATGGCAGAATATGAACGGCTGGAACGTGCAATCGATATACACGAAGAAGCTGCTTATTGCTCGGCAAGTTGGGGAATGTTTCAGATCATGGGATTCAATCACAGCCTTTGCGGATGCGAAACTGTAAGCAGGTTTGTGTCGGAAATGAAAAAGACGGAAGGGGCGCAATTGATACTCTTCGTCACATTCCTGCGCAAAAATGGCTGGGACAAATACCTGCGCCAACACGAATGGGCAGAGTTTGCAAGGCATTACAACGGTCCGGCTTACAAGGACAATAAGTATGATGAAAAAATCCAGAATGCCTACAACAAGTATATTAGATGAAAATCCGGCATTTACACTGCATAGCAAGCGTGGTATTGTTTCTTAATTGTACAGTAGCCTTTTCTCAGCAAATTACAGAAATTCAGAGGATTCGGAAATACCTTTATCAGAATGGCAAGCCCATCGGCCAGCCATTTACCTCTCGTCAGCCCCATATACGTATGCTGCGGGTTGAATCGTACAACGAAGCAAGGAACTTTTTCACGGATTTAAGTAAAGGCGCGGGAATACTTCAAATATATAGCATTAAACCATTTACGTATTACCGATATGTCCTAACCGGAAAGAAGGGAGATTTGATTTTTACCGATAAGGTTAAACCCAAAAGAAATGAAGTTGCTATCCTATGGGTGCGCATCGACTCCATTACAATTAAAGAGGTTCATTTTGTAGAAACCATAAAATTAAGATAAACCGGTTTCTACTCCCTTTTGAACTTGTCCTTATCTCTATGCTCATTGATTTTTAACCCCACCTGTAACGAATGCGTTCTTTGACATAATATGAATATTCTCATTAAAACACCTTCAATACCGCCAGCTTGTCCTCTTCCGTTTTCACCCGCAAGTAATTGCGGTAATTCCTGAATCCGGCCTTCAGCACCAGCTCCATATTATCTCTGCCGCTGTAGCGGGCGGAAAGGCGCAGGCGGTCAAGCTCCTGCAAGCGCAGGCGGTTGATGAGGCGGCTGAAATTCATGCCATATTCCCGGTTGATAAATCCGGAGAGATAAGTGCGGTTGGTTTTCAGTTCCGTCGCCATGTCGGTAATCCGCAGCTTGGGGTCGAGGTAAGGCTTGCAGTCGCGCAGGTAACGCTCGAAGTATTTGCGGTCGATGGTCACACTTTTGCCGTCGGCATCCGCTGCGGTGACTTCCGCCAAGTCTTCCGGGGGGATAACCAGATAATTGTCGTTCAGCAGGTTGTAGCAAAGAATCAGGTAATTTACAAAATAGGGCAAGGCTCCCAGCCAGGCGAAATAACTGAAGGCAGCGGAAGGGATGCCCATCAGCAACGCGGCAAACGGCAGCGGAACGGTAATCAGGATAAGTATCTGCACGGTGGCCAGCCAGCCCAAGGAGGTGTGGTAGGCATCGGAAGAATAATTCACGACGAACTGCCGGTAGCGGCGGGGGTTGGG